AAGGAGGCTGACCAGTGAACAAGCATATCATCCACCTCGCCGCTGTCGCTTGGGCAAACGGCGGAACCCTGTCCGGAGCCCGCCTGCACGGGGTCAACCTGCGCGAGGCCGTCCTGAGCGGGGCCGACCTGTTCGGGGCCAACTTGCGCGGGGCCGTCCTGAGCGGGGCCGTCCTGTTCGGGGCCAACTTGCGCGGGGCCGACCTGCGCTGGGCCGACCTGTTCGGGGCCAACTTGCGCGGGGCCGACCTGTCCGGGGCCAACCTGCGCGGGGCCGTCCTGAGCGGGGCCGTCCTGTTCGGGGCCAACTTGCGCGGGGCCGACCTGCGCTGGGCCGACCTGAGCGAGGCCGTCCTGAGCGGGGCCAACCTGCGCGGGGCCGTCCTGAGCGGGGCCAACCTGCGCGGGGCCGTCCTGACCGGGGCCGCCCTCGGCCTCGGTGCCGACCTGTCCGGGGCCGAATACCAAGACGACACCCTCTCCGCCCGCATAGCCGCCGCTGAACGCATGAACAAGCACATCATCCACCTCGCCGCCGTCGCATGGGCGAACGGCGGAACCCTGCGCGGTGCCAACCTGCGCGGTGCCTACCTGCGCGGCGCCGACCTGAGCGGCGCCAACCTGAGCGGTGCCGACCTGCACTACGCCAACCTGAGCGGCGCCGACCTGCGCGGCGCCGACCTGATCGACGCCAACCTGCGCGACGCCAACCTGATCGATGCCGACCTGAGCGGTGCCGACCTGCACTACGCCAACCTGCACGATGCCGACCTGCGCCGTGCCGACCTGATCGATGCCAACCTGATCGATGCCAACCTGAGCGGCGCCAACCTGAGCGGTGCCTACCTGCGCGGTGCCAAGTACGGAGGCGACACCCTCGCCGCTCTTATCGCCGCCGCCGAGCGCATGGACCGATACACCTTCCACCTGTTCCGGCTTAAGGACGGCCCACACAAGGTCATGGCCGGATGCCGCTGGTTCACAGTCGATGACTACCGCGCGCACGTCGCGGCGGAATACCCAGACACCGACAAGGCCCGCGAGACGCTGGACATTCTGGACTTCTTCGAGCGGAGGCTGACCAGTGAGTGACTGGATCGAACACAACGGCGGACCCCAGCCGGTCGCGGATGACGTGTGGGTTGAGGTCATATGGCCGACCCCCGAGGGGCTTTATCTAGCGACGTGCCGGGATGAAATCGAGACAGCCGATGAGATTCCGTGGGATGGCAAACAACGCTACCGCATCCTCAACCAGCACCTGATCGACGCCGCCCGCCTTGAGGGCATCCGGCTAGGGCTGGAGGCTGCGGGGAAGGCAGCTGCCAAGGGTTCGGATCGCCTAGTCGTTGAGTGGCGGAAAGGGCGCAAGACGGACAACCACCTAGAGGGCCGGAGCGACGGCATGGACGAAGCCGCCGAGTTGATCCGCGCCCTAGACCCCGAGACCATCGCAAAGGAGGCTGACCGTGACTGACTTTGCCAAAGACTTTATTTCTCTGGAAGATGGGTATTACTACTACTGGCCCCATTTTGGAAAGGGTGCCTTCAGCGCCGACAACTTGAGAGCCATTGCGGACGAACTAGATCGAAAAAACAAGCCTTGGGACGATCAGGTGCAAGCATACTTTAATGAGGCTGACCAATGAACCCTAGCTGGCTCATCCTCCACATCATCGACGCCCTGCGCGTCCCCTCGCCCCCGCCGCATCCGGCAGACGGCTACTGCTCCGATGCTCTGGCCTACGGGCTAGGCGCGGCGGCTGTCGTTGCGTTTGTTGCTATTCTCATTTGGACCAAAGGAGTGCTGGGATGACCTACCCCAAAGAACTGCAAGACTACTACGACGCCCACGACGCGATGATGGACGCGGAGCGACAAGGGGATTCTATGCGTCACCTTTGGCCGCGCCTTTACGGCCTCTACAAGGTCGCCCGATACGCCGCCGTCCGTCGCTGGCTATTGCCCGAGACGCCGGAGTTCGGATGACCCTGCTCGCAGTCTTGTGTCTCGCGGCGGCTCTGGCGGCTCTCGACCGATGAGCATGGCCCAGACAATCGCGGAGGTGTGCAACCGCCACCGGATCAGCGTGAAGGACTTCTACGGCCCCAGCCGTTGCCAGCGCTTCGTGCTGGCGAGGTGGGAGGCCGTGTACACGCTCCGCCAGATCCGGTTCTACGGCCCCGACGGGCCGGGGACCGGCCCTCACCGCTACAGCTACGGCGTCATCGCGCGGCAGATGCGCCGTGACCCGTCCACCATCCGGCATGCGTACGCGCAGATGAAGCGCCGCCTTGCTGAAACCCAATAGGTGCGGTAACGTCCGCGCCACATGAACAGGAGCAACACGCCATGACTTCCATGAACGGCATCGACCGCGCCATTGCCAGCGCCGGGTCGATCTCCGCCCTCGCCCGTAAGTTGGGCGTCTCGCATCAGGTCGCCAACCGATGGCAGAAGCGGGGCTTCGTGCCCGCCAAGCGCGCCATCGAGATCGAGCTGCACTACGGGATCCCGGCGCGAGACCTCGTCCACCCCAGCCTGCTGCAGATCGCCTCCCTGATCGCGTCCTGAGTCCCTGATGTCCGCCAGCGTGTCCACGATCACACCACACGTGCGGAGGGTTGAGGCGCCGTCTGACCTGCGCGAGCTTCCCGGCTGGCTGTGCTGGCGGAACGAGCAGGTGCCGGGCGAGGAGAAACCCCGCAAGGTGCCCTACTACGCCTCCGGGCAGCGTCGCCACGGCAAGCAGGGCGCGCCGGACGACAGGGCCAAGCTCGTGTCCTTCGCCGCAGCGCGCGACGCCGCGTCGCGCATGGGCATGGACGGCGTGGGTCTGGCCATGCTGCCGGATTTCGGCGTCACGGCCCTCGACTTCGACTACTGCGTCGACGCCGCCGGGCGCCTGCCGCCGGAGGTCGAGAGCATCGTCAGCCAGACGTACGCCGAGTACTCCCCGTCGGGGAAGGGTGTGCGGGCCTTCATCAAGGGGCAGCTTGGCAACCAGAAGAGCCACCGGGACGCGGCCAACAGCTACGGCTTCGAGGTCTTCTCGTCCTCGGGGTACGTGACCTTCACAGGCAACACCCTGCCCTTCACCGAGGCGTTGGGTCTGGAAGACCTCGTCGCGCCGATGAACGACGACGTCGTGAGCCTCTTCAGGCAGCGCTTCGGTGACGGCGCCACGTCGCAGCGCGACGCGCCCGGCGCGCCCGGCGCGGACCCCTTCGAGACCTTCGAGCCCACCCTCGGCCTGACCCTCGACGAGGCGCGTGCGTACCTGTCCGACCTCGACCCCAACATGGGCCGCGAGCCGTGGATGCAGGTCGCCATGGCCCTGCATCACGAGTTCGGGGCGGAGGGCTTCGAGCTTTGGAACGACTGGTCTCAGGACGGCGTGCGCTACCCCGGCACGCATGCTTTGTCGCAGCAGTGGCTGAGCCTCGACAGGCGGCAGCCCGCCGGGCGCCCCATCACCATGCGCACGGTCAAGAAGATGAGCGCCGAGGCGCGCCGGGAGGCGGGTCTGGAGCCGCGAAGCCTGATTGAGACGCACGCCGAGGCCACGGACACCGACCCGGGCCGCATGTCGTCGAGCGACGACTGGAAGGGGAAGTACCGCGTTTACACGGGCCTTGAGTTCTCTCAGCGCCCGCCCATCGACTGGATGATCAAGGGCGTCCTGCCCGACAACGCAGACCTCGTCATGATGTACGGCGCCAGCGGTTCGGGTAAGTCCTTCGTCGTCCTCGACATGGTCATGTCCCTCGTGCGGGGCGTGGACTGGAGGGGCAGGCGCACGAAGCGTAAGCGGGCCCTGTACATCGCCGCGGAAGGCGGAGGGGGTGTCTCGCAGCGCCTGCGCGCGTACAGCCTCCACCACGGCGTGAAGCTCGACAACCTGCCCCTCGGCATCATTCACGACGCGCCGAACCTCATGGTGGAGGAGGACGTGTCGGCCCTCGTCAAGGCCATCCTCGACGCGGGCGGCGCCGACCTGATCGTCATCGACACGCTGGCTCAGGTCACGCCCGGGGCCAATGAAAACAGCGCCGAGGACATGGGTCTGGCCTTGAAGCATGCGCGGGCCCTGCGCCGCGCGACGGGCGCCGTCATCCTCCTTGTGGCGCACACGGGCAAGGATCAGGCCAAGGGGATCCGGGGGTGGTCCGGCCTGCACGCCGCGACGGACACGGCGATCGAGGTCGTCAAGCCGGAGGGCGAAGACGAGGACGACGCGCGCCTGATCCGCATCGCCAAGCAAAAGGACGGTCGCGACGACCTGTCGTGGGGGTTCCGCTTCGAGACCGTCGTCGTGGCTTTCGACAGCGACAACGAGGAGGTCACGTCTCTGGTGGTCGTCGAGGCCGACCCGCCGACGCGCACGCCCTCCGGCCAGCCCCGCAAGCTCGGTGCGTGGGAGGAGGCCGTCATGGACTACATCGCGTCCTTGGGCCTGTCCTTCTCCGGCCTGAGCATGGGCGACCTGCTTGACGGCGTCAGGGACAGCATCCCGGCTCCGGCGCCCGGAGAGCGCGACGTGCGCAGGCAGAACGCGATGCGCGCCGTGCGCTCCCTGTGCAAGGGCCACGACGCGCCCCTGATCCTCGAAAACGGTTTCGTCACTTTGGGTGCATTTCCCTCTTGACGTTGCAATCTTACGGGTGCATAACCCGGGGCAAGGAGACCTGACATGATCAAAGCGGACAGCGTCGGAAAGCTGGTGGCGAACGCCAGACCCGACACGCGACGCCGGGACTATTTCCGGGCGCTGGACAACCGGGACCTGCTGCTTCACGGCAAGGAGGCCCTGACCTACACCGACGAGTACGTCTTCGCGCTGATCGAGCGCTTGGAGGACCTGCTCGACCGACAAGACTATCCCGCCCGATGGGCTGAGTACTACGAGGACTGAAAGGAGACCTGACATGTACGAGATCAACATCAAGGCCAACAGCGTCGGAGAGCTGGTGGGGCGCATCCGCGCCCTTGCCGCCGAGTTCGGCGCCTTCGGGGGCGTCGCCGTGTCCGCGCCCGTCGAGGCCCCGCCCACGCCGACCGCAGCCGTGCCTCTGGCCGTCTCGACGCCGACCGTCGAGGGGGAGGTGCCGTACGCGGACGTGCGCAACGCCTTCCTGCGCCTCGCCACCCTCAAGGGGCGCGACGTCGTCGGGGAGGTCCTGAAGGCTCACGGCGCCACCAAGACGGCTCAGGAGTTGGAGCCCTCGTCGTACGCCGCCGTGCTGGCGGACATCGAGCAGAGGCTGGCGGCGGGATGAGCGAACACGCCAAGCTCAGCCCGTCCGGCGCGCACCGATGGATGCGCTGCCCGGCCTCCCTGCGCAGAGAGGAAGACTTTCCCGACGAGTCCAGCGTCTACGCGCAGGAGGGCACCCGGGCCCACGAGGCCGCCGCGGCGATCCTCGAAGGTCGAGAGCCTCAGTGGGAAGAGGACGACATCGTCTCGGGCATGCCTGAGCACGTGCAGAGCTACGTTGACCTCGTCCGCGAGCTTGCGGAGGGCGGCACACTGCTCGTCGAGCAGCGCGTCAGTTTCAGCCCGTACATGGGCGGCGCCGCCGCGTCGGCCTTCGGCACGTCCGACGCCGTGATCCTGAAGGACCTCACCCTGACCGTGGTGGACCTGAAGTACGGCATGGGTGTCAAGGTGGACGCCGAGGACAACGAGCAGCTGATGCTGTACGCCTTGGGGTGCTTCAACGAGTTCGGGTGGTACGCGGACTTCAACGAGGTGCGCCTCGTCATCCACATGCCGCGCCTGTCTCACGTCAGCGAGCACTTCATCTCCGTGGAAGAGCTGCTTGCCTTCGCCAAGCGCGCCAAGGCCGCGGCCCACGTCGCCCTCGCCCCCGACGCGCCCTACGAGCCGGGCGCCAAGCAGTGCCGCTTCTGCCGCGCCCGCGGCGCATGCGAGGCGCTGAACGGAGAGGTCATGCGCGTCGTGGCCGCCACCGCCGACGAGTTCAACCCCGTCGTGCCGGACGACAGCGACGCCCTCTCCGAGGCCATGTCGAAGGTCGAACTGGTCGAGGTGTGGTGCAAGGGCGTGCGCGCGGAGGTCGAGCGGCGCCTGCTCGCGAACCAGACCGTGCCGGGGTACAAGCTCGTCGAGGGTCGTCAGGGCCCGCGCGGGTGGCGCGACGCCGAGGCGGTCGAGCGTCTGTTCAAGTCGTGGCGCCTGAAAAAGGAAGACGTCTACGATTTGAGCTTGATTTCACCCACGAAGGCGCAGAAGATGCTTTCCAACACCCCGAAGCGCTGGGCGAAGCTCGAAGCCCTGATCCAGCGCAGCGCGGGCAAACTATCCGTGGCTCCCGCCACAGATCGGAGACCGGCCATGTCGGCCTCCGCAACCGCCGACGAGTTCGGCTAATGTGCGAAAAGGAACGTGCAAAATGAGCGTGCGACTGATCATTCGGAATGTGCGAATTGCTTTCCCGGCCATCTTCGAGCCGCAGGCTGTCGGTGACGGCGAACCCGCCTACGGCGCCAAGTTCATCGTCCCCACCGACCACCCGCAGATCGACGAGATCCGCAAGGCCGTGCGTGACGTGGCCAAGGGCCAGTGGAACGACAAGGCGGACTCTGTCCTCAAGCTCCTGACTGCGGACAAGAAGACGGCTTGGGTCGAGGGGCCCTACATCAACAAGGACGGAGAGCCCTACGAGGGGTTCGAGGACGCCTTCCACCTGTCCTCGCGCAGCGCCAAGACGCGCCCGACGGCCTACGACAACGCCAACAACCCTGTGACGTCGGCGGACGGCCTGATCTACAGCGGCGCCTACGTCGATGCGTCCGTCGAGGTCTACGCGCAGGACAACAAGTGGGGGCGGCGGATCAACTGCGGCCTGCGCGGTGTCCGGTTCGTGAACCACGGCCAGAGCTTCGGCGGCGGGGCCCCGGCTGGCGCCGACGAGTTCGGCGCTCCGGTCGAGGTTGAGGACTCCTTCGTCTGATGCCGGAGGCTGGCCACAACTCCGTCGCGGCTGATGAGCTGAAGAAGCTCATGGACCGCATCGAGACGCTCGACGACGAGCGTGTAGCGCTCGGAGAGCAGATCCGCAGCGTCTACATGGAGGCGAAAGCCGCGGGCTTTGACACGAAGCCCATCCGAAAGCTCGTCGCCCTGCGACGGCGCGATCGGGGCCAGATCCTTGAGGATAAGGCCATGCTCGAGCTTTACGCATCCGCCCTCGGCTGCTTGGACCTCGTCTAAACAGCCCCGCGCCCCCGCCGAGAAGTCAGGTCTCCCGGCGGGGGCGCACTCCCTTCACAGGCGCCCATGGACCTCTTTCTCGACACCGAGACGTACAGCACTGTGCCTATTGACTGCGGAGCGCACGCATACGCCGAGCAGTCCAAGGTCCTGCTGGTGATCGTGGCGCGCGACGATGAGCCTGCGCAGGTTCTCGATTGCACGCAGGACCCGACCGTCCTCGACACCCTCAAGGCCCTTGTGCGCAAGGCGCGCAGGGTCATCATCCACAACAGCGCCTTCGACCGCATCGTGCTGGCCAAGCACGGCGTCGACATCCCCCTCACCAAGATCCACGACACCATGGTGCAGGCCCTCGCACACGCCCTGCCCGCCAAGCTGAGCCTCCTGTGCACCGTGCTGGAGGTCCCGCAGGACAAGGCCAAGAGCAAGCGCGGCGCCGCCCTGATCAACCGCTTCACCAAGCCCAACACGCGCGGCGAGGTGTCGGACAGCTCGACGCACCCCGACGAGTGGCTGGAGTTCATCGAGTACGGCAGGCTGGACGTCGAGGCCATGCGCGAGGTCTTCAAGCGCATGCCGACGTGGAACAACACCCCGGCGGAGCGCGAGCTGTGGCTCGTCGATCAGGCCATCAATGATCGTGGGTGCGCCGTCGATCTGGACCTCGCCAAGAACGCACAGCGCGCGGCCAAGGCCGAGGTGGGGCGTCTAAACGCCCGCCTGTCAGAGATCACCGGGGGCCGCCTCAAGAGCGCCACGCAGCGCGCCAAGGTGCTGGACTTTCTGGCCGACGAGGGGCTGATCCTAGAGGACCTGAGGTCGAACACCGTCGCGCAGGCCCTGAAGCGCACCGACCTGACGCCGCTCATGCGAGAGGTGCTGCAGATCCGCAAGCTGGCCTCGGCGACGAGCCCCGCCAAGTACGCAGCCGTCGAAAAGGCCGCCGTGGGCGGTCGCCTGCGCGGCGCCCTGCAGTTCTGTGCCGCGGGCCGCACGGGCCGGTGGGGCGGGCGCATCTTCCAGCCCCAGAACCTGCCAAGGCCGACCATCAAGAACGAGTACATCGAGCAGGGCATCGACGCCATGCGGGCGGGTGTCGAGGACCTCTTCTTCCCCAACGTCATGGAGCTGTGCACGAGCGCCATCCGTGGCGTCATTGTGGCGCCTCCCGGGCGGAAACTTGTCGTCGCCGACCTGTCGAACATCGAGGGTCGCGTGCTGGCGTGGCTGGCGGGCGAGAAGTGGAAGCTGGACGCCTTCAGCGCCTTTGATCGCGGGGAGGGGCCCGACCTGTACAAGGCCTCGTACGCCAAGGCGTACAACAAGCCCGTCGAGAAGGTCGAGCCCGCCGAGAGGCAGATCGGCAAGGTCATGGAGCTGGCGCTGGGATATCAGGGCGCCGCGGGCGCCTTCGTGAGCATGGCCGCCCTGTACGGCCTGCAGATACCCGAGACGCAGGCTGTCGCCCTCGTTCGGGCGTGGCGGTCGGCGCACGTCGCCACGGTCGCGCTTTGGTCGTCGGCTGAGCATGCCATCCGGTCGGCCCTCGCCAACCCCGGCAAGGCCTTCGTGGCGGGCAAGCTCACGTATCAGGTCACGGGGAGCTGGCTGCTCTGCAAGCTGCCCTCCGGCAATCGCGTCCTGTGCTACCCTAACCCGCGCATCGGCTCGATGCAGAAGGAGAGGGCGTTTGCTGAGCGCGCCATCGCCTACGACGGCTTTGACATCCTGCGCAGGTGGGGAGAGGTCGTCACGTACGGCGGCAAGGCCGTCGAGAACGCGACGCAGGCCGTGGCCCGCGACATCCTCGCGGCGGGCATCCTGCGCGCCGAGGAGGCCGGGTATAAGCCCGTCCTGCACGTGCACGACGAGATCATCTGCGAGACGCCAGACGACCCGTCCTTCAGCTCCGAGGGGCTGGCGGCCATCATGTCCGGCGGCACGCAATGGTCCGTCGGCCTGCCCCTCGCCGCGGCGGGCTTCGAGACGTACCGATACCGGAAGGGGGATTGAGCCATGGACGAGTATTTTCAGGACCTGCAGTGGCAGGAAGACTGGCGCGATAAGGCCCTGCGCGGGGAGTGGGTCCGGTGGGACGACGTCGCCAACGCAGGCGCTCAGGCAGAAGGGGTGTGGGAGCGCAGACACGACACGCAGGAGGCGCGACTGATGCCTCTTCGACGGAAGTTCCTCGTCCTAACCTTCAAGGAGTGGCTGCGGGGGCTCTTTATCGGAACGCGGCGCTACGCGGTGCACTACTATTTCGTGTTTCACCTCGGGCGACGGCGCAGGGTCATGTTCCGTGAAGAGATCGCGCAGCTGTGACCCCCGAGGGGCGGATCCAGTCGTACCTGAAGCGGCGCATCGCCGAGACCGGCGGCCACCAGCGCAAGCTGCAGTGGATCGGGCGCCGCGGCGCGCCGGACCTGTTCGTGTGGTGGGACGGGCCCCGCCTGTGGTTCGTCGAGGTCAAGAGCGAGACGGGCAGGCTGAGCACCCTGCAGGAGCTTGAGATCGGGCGCCTGAGGGCGTCCGGCTTTCGTGTGTGCGTCGTGGACTCCATGTCTGCGGTGGACGCCTTCATCGCCGAGGCAAAGGAGACAGCATGAAACCGCGCTTCATCCCCCACAGCTATCAGCGCGACATCATCCGCTTCATCGAGGACACCCCTCGCTGCGCCGTCTGGGCGGGCATGGGCACGGGCAAGACGGCCTCGACCCTCATGGCCCTCGACCACCTGTCCCTCGTCGAGGGGAACATCTTCCCGGCCCTCGTGCTGGCGCCCCTGCGCGTCGCCAAGTCAACGTGGCCGGACGAGGTCGCGAAGTGGGAGGACTTCAAGCACCTGCGCGTGTCGGTGATCTCCGGGTCCGTCGGGGAGCGCGAGAGGGCGCTGGCCGACAAGGCCGAGATCTACACCATGAACTACGACAACCTCATCTGGCTGACGTCGGAGCTGATCGACCACTGGCCCTTCAAGACGGTCATCGCCGACGAGTTTACACGCCTCAAGAACTACCGCACGCGGCAGGGTGGCCGTCGCTCGCGCGCTCTGGCCGAGGTCGCGCACCGCGACGTGACGCGCTTCATCGGCCTGACGGGCACGCCCTCTCCGAACGGCCTGTCCGACCTGTGGGGCCAGACGTGGTTCCTCGACAAGGGCGCGAGGCTGGGCCGGTCGTTCTCCGCCTTCGAGGGGCGGTGGTTCACCCGGGGGTGGGACGGGTACAGCGTCAAGCCCACGCCGTACGCTCAGGAGGAGATCGAGGACCGCCTGCGCGACATCTGCCTCACCGTTCCCGGCCTGCCTGTTGACGAGCCGATCTTCAACACGATCGAGGTGGACCTGCCTCTCAAGGCCCGCGCCACGTACAACGAGATGGAGCGGGACATGTTCGTGATGATCGACAAGTTCGGCGTCGATGCGCCCAACGCCGCCACGCAATGCGGCAAGCTGCAGCAGCTTGCCAACGGCGCCATCTACGTGGACGACGACCACAACTGGGCGGAGGTCCACCGCGCCAAGCTGGAGGCGCTGGAGAGCATCGTCGAGGAGGCGGCGGGGGCGCCCGTCCTCGTGTCGTACAACTTCCGCTCCGACCTGTCCCGCCTCAAGGCCGCCTTCCCTCAGGCGCAGGTGCTGGACGCCGACCCCGACACCATCAAGCGCTGGAACGCGGGCAAGATCCCCATCCTGCTGGCGCACCCCAAGTCCGCCGGGCACGGCCTGAACCTCGCCGAGGGGGGCAACATCCTAGCCTTCTTCTCGGTGGACTGGAACCTTGAGGAGCACCTCCAGATCATTGAGCGGATCGGTCCCATGCGGCAGAAGCAGGCAGGCCTGAACCGCCCCGTCTTCGTCCACATGATCTGCGCCAAGAACACCGTCGACTTCATGGTGCTCGAACGCCTGCAGACCAAGCGCAACCGGCAGGACATCCTCCTAGCCGCACTGAAGCGTCACGCACTCTAGGCTGCGCATATGCACTTGACGCGGTGCATAGCACCTGTCAGGTTGCGGTCTCCAGACATAAAGGAGACGTTATATGACGCGGGTCGTGCTGCCTTCGGGCTTCGTTTACCACAGGCCGCCTTACACAGAGGAAGAGGTGGCCGACATCTACCGGCGCCTTGAACAGGTGACGACGTTTACTCGTCCGAGTCGTAAGGCGCCGAGCCCGCCACAGCCGCACCAAGACCAAGAGCCGCCGTCAGGGCCGGGAGAAACTCCTTCCGGCTAAGGGCGTCCTTCAGCGCCTTGGGGCCCCGCTCCCAGATGACGCGGCGCAGGTTCTGCAAGTCCTCGCGCACGGGCTGTCCCGTGCGGGCGGCGTACTCGTAATCGGCCTCCATGGCCGTGCGGGCTTGGTTGCGGATCTCCGGTGTGTCAAGACGTTCGAGAGCGTTGGGTGCGCCGGACTCTTCGAGGTACTGAAGCATCTGTCGCGTGACGGCACCGGATCCGTGAGGCTGCGCCCACTCGTTTTCGTAGCCTTTGTAGCCTGACGCAATACCGACAGCTCGCGGTTGGGCCCCGGGCAGGAGCGTCGAGTACGCGCTTTCAAGACCGTTCGCGAGGTAGTTTTCGGTTTCCGCCCCTGTCGGGGGTTCGGGGTAGAAGGAAGTCATGGTCACGCCCTGCCCGGTGTCCACCACGTCTCCAAGCCCGTACCGCTCACCGAGATTTGCGAGGCCTTCAATCTCGCGCTGAGTTTGCTTTTCTGGAAGCGGCGTAAACAGCGAACCGGACAGCTCGCGGGGAGCCTCGGGCAGCACTTTGTGGTACGCGCCAGCGGCTTGGCCAGACACGGCGGCGCGATACGCTTCCCCGGCTTCCAGCAGGGCTCTGTGCTCAGGCGCAATGTCTTCGCCGCCCGGGGTCTCTTTCACGCGCGGCCTGCTTACGAACGCGGGGTTGTATTCGGTTCCTGCCTCGGTCTTGAACATGCCCTGCGCCTCAAGCATGGGAGCCTGCTCAAGACCCAAAGCGTTGTAGACGATGTCTCGGCTGTTGGGATCTCGAAAGAGGCGCCGGGGGTCAGACGAAAATGCGCCTCTTTCAAGTTGAAGCTGCGCTGCGTCCGCGGCTGACGTCGGCACTCGCACCAAGTTCGGCAGATGCCCGGTAACTTTGCCGGGGATGACCTCGTGCGTGGCAAACGCTACGGCTCGTTCCGGCATTGTCGCCGAAGCGCGAAGGGCTGCGCGCTCTACCGCTTTGGTTCCGGCCTTGAGGGCGGGCTTGGCCGCAGCCGCTCCGGGCACGGGCAGCATCCCGAGAGCCAGTCCGCCGGTCGCGGCGGCGGCCATCTCGCTGTACTGGCGGTAAGCGGCCATGTCGCCGCGCGCCTTGGCCTCGATGGCTTTCTGGCGCAGCTCCTTGGCATCCATCGCGCTCATCACGCCGCCGACGACAGGGAGGTTCTCAGCGACGGTGCGACCGGGGTTGGCCTTGAAGTCTTCCACCATTCCCATCGCCATGGGCGTGGCGACTTGGTTCTGCAGCACTTGCGGCAAACCCCCGCGCAGAAGGTCGGGCGCGACGCGCATGGCGAGGGCCGCCGAGTCGCGCAAGGCGTTACCGCTGGATGCGTAGTCGACGGCGCGTTTGCCGAGCGACTTGGCGCCCGCGACGATGGGGTCGTCGAGGATGATGGAGAGCGGGTTCTTAGGCATGGTCGGCCTCCACTAGGCCCCCTTTAGCGTACACTGGGCCACCAGACAGGATGTGTTGAAGCGCTTCGTCCGGGCTTATGCCGAGGATCCGCGAAGTCCTCTCCACCGCTTCGTTGATGATGGAGATCATGGGCTGCGGCTTGAAGTTGGGCGTCTTTGCCGTCTTGAGGCCTGCCCAAGTGACGTCTTGGAAGTTGGCGGGAGCGACGCCGTACTTCGCCGCGAGATCGTGCACGGGCTGCTCGTACAGTCCGTAGTACGTAGGCTGCGCCATCTTTCCGGTGGGGTCCCACGCGCCCATCATCTGCTCGTCGATGGTGGCTTTGTCGCGATGCCCGAGGAAGTTGCCCTTGAAGTTGAACCTTTTGGGGTTCCCGGCGGTGGTGAACAGCTCCGGGCTATCCATGAACTTTCGGCCCAGCACGATGTTGCCCATCGCGCCGTGCTTGCCGCCGCCGATCGGATACGGGATTTCGTAACCTTTCAGTGGTGTGGGCGTTCCGGTCAGGTCGAGGTGGTTCAGGTACCCGGTGGACAGGAAGTTTGTCGCCGGATCGGCGCCGCCGGTCGTTCCCGCCATGCTGTCGGCGAAGTACTTCTTGAACCGCCTCCGGCCTTCTTCGGGGCCGTACATCTGCATGTATGCCTGCTGCAGTTGCAGCATGGCATACCAGTGCTCTGCGTCCGGGTTGCCCTGCTGCGCCAGAAACCCCTCCTCCAAACGGCGAAGAGCTGCTGGATCTTGCGCCTTTTCGGTGTGAGCCAAAACAGTGGCTTCTTTTTTGGGGAGGGTGTCGATGAGCGTCGATCCGGCAAGCGGATAGTCTGCGGGGTCGACGTAGTCCCGCTTGGAGACGTCGAATATCGGCGTGTAGTTGCCCGCCTTGATGTCCGCAGTGGCCTGTTGCCGCGCCTTTGTCAGGGCTTGGATCTCGGGCGTGTCTGACCCCTTCCCTTCGTAAAAGCGCCCTTTGTTCTTGTCCCACTTCTGCTCTGGCGGAGCCGGGTCTGGGTACCGCTCCCGCAGCTTTTCGCGGTCTAGGCCTGCGCTGGGCGCACGGCGCGCGGCGCCGCTTTCCGACCGGATGATAGCTGGCGCCGACACCTGTTCGGTGGGCGCTTTGTACAGGTACTCCGCAAGGCGCTCCGGCGACATCGCGCCTTCAAGCCCTTCGCCTCCCGCGTAGTACCGGACCTCAGCGGGGATGGCGGGGATGCCTAGGGCCCGCGCGACGGCGGCGCGGTTGTTGCCCTCAAGGATAAAGGGCTCTCCCGTGTGGCTGACGCCGATCATGATCGGGCCGCCCGCCTCCGCATCGTACCCCCGCTCGCTCATGGAGGGCAGAAGCCGGTCGTACTTCGGGTTGCCCGGTCCCGGGCTTTCGCGCATGGCCCCGGGAATGTCCTGCAGCTTTTGAGGATCCAAAAGCACGGGGCGGTCCAGATAGCCTGTCACCGCCCCCGCAGGGGCGTTGCGGGCAAAGTTGCCGCTTGCGCTGTTGTCGGCTGCACGCTCTGCCGCACGCTCGCGCTCGTACTTCAGCCAGTCCCCGCCGGGGTTGTCCCTCTGAACCTTGGGGGGTTCAAGGCCGTACTTCTCGGTCAGCTTCGAGACGTCGCGCACGACGTCGCGCTCTGCGGCGTTCTTGATCGCGCGCACGCCAGCCTTGCCGACGGCGCGACCGCCCGGGAGCACACCCGCCGCGATGGTTGCCGAGGAGATGGCGGCAAGCTCTTCCAGCCTGCGCGCCGCACTTTCGTCGCCGCGCTGCCGGGCCTCTTCAGCCTGATCGCGCAGGGCGCTCGTGTCGAGGGCGGAGAGAGCGCCGCCGACAAAAGGCACAAGCCCGGCCACAGTCTTGACGGGATGCTCCTTGAAGTCTTCCGCGAACCCTTCGGCGACAGCCTTTCCCCCGCGGACGACACTCCCGACCGGGTCCTTGGCAAGCCGGGACACGTCCTGATCCGCACGACCGCTGGCCACGTAGTTGCGGAACCGCGCGCCAGCGTCCTGCGCGCCCTGAAGGAGCGACAGGGGGTTGCTCAGCAGCCCTTCCAGCGGCTTGCGCTTCTTGCGGCGCTTGCCGGTGACGACGACCTCTTCAACCGTCGGGGCGTCGAGCGCGGCGGACATGGGGTTCTCAGGCACGGTCAATCTCCGCTAGGCCGCCCTTGGCGTACGCTTTGAAGCCTTCGGTCAGGATGCGCTGCCGGGTCTCCGGGTCAAGGCCAAACCCGGGCACCTCGTCGAACTGCCGCTCGTCGTTGTATCGCTCAAACAGGGCATCATGCTCGTCGGAGTCGACGATGTCTTCCCACGGCCTGCGGAAATAGTTCGCGATCTCGCTCCCCGACGCGCCGCCCGAGCCACCCGCATACAGGGAGAACATGTCCATCTCGGGCTGGACGCCGAAGGGCTTCAGCACTTCGTTGATGCGCTTCGGCACGATGCGGTCGTAGAACTCGCGCGAGCCCTTGCCGGGGCCGACGATGAGATCGGGCGTCTCAAGGACGCCCCAAGGCTCGCTGCGCGAACGCTCGACAAGCGCGCGGGTCAGCGGCTCGCCGATCCGCTTTTCGAGGAGGTCCGGCGTCCACAGGGCGAGCGCCCGCATCATGTGCTCCGACGACCATGGAAGCCTGTGCGTCGTACCCGCATAGTCGATGGGCGCTATAGAAAACAGCGGCTCTCCGGGGCGCCACGACTCGGGGCCGCCTAGCGCGCGGGCATTGCGGCTAATGAGTTCTCGGGCCCGCTCTTCATCGAGCGTGTCGAGGGCGCCAAGCCCTCGCCGAAGGCGGTCTGCGTCAATCGCATCGACGTCCACGGGAACGGTGCGGTAGTGCAGCTCTCGTATCGGGATGTCCTGATTGTACCGCCGAGCCTGCAGGGCGCCCGGCGTCCACGTGAAATAGTCGCTTTGGCGGCGCGCGGCCTCGGTCAGTGCGCGCTTCAGGCCTAGATCGACCCAGTCGTTCGTGCTTTCGACGTACGGACCCACCGGCGGCTCGTACGGGTCTCGCTCCTGTTTATTCGCGCGCAGCTGTTGCGCCCAGTCGCTTTGCAGCTCCTCAAGGTGCGTAGAGCTTCCCAGCGGGTCGTTGGACAGCGGGCGGCTTCGACGTCCCGTGTCGAGGTCATACGCCCACTCTCCGGCCTGTGTGCCGCGCGGGAAAACGTCCCGGTCAAGCACGCGGATGTGCGCGTACGTGTTGGGATCGTGCTCCCAGTGCGGCGCGCGGTACGCGACACGCGGCCATTTCAGCCTTTCAAGGCTAGGGCTGCTGTGCTGTCTTTGCGCGATCTCAACCGTCTGGGTTTGATACGGACTTGGCCCACGCAAAAGGATTTCCGAATAGTTCGTGGGGTTGCCGCCATCGAAGTCTTCCTCACTGAGAGGCTTCGGACCTGCGTCTCTTCCTACATTCAGTGCGAGCGGTTCGCCTCCCGCGGCGTCAAGGCGAGGATTACCCCACCTGTCTAGCGCGGACTTAGGATCGCGAGCGCTATAGGCGGTCTCATCCATGGCTGAAGGGATCCAAGCCTTGACGCCTAGCGTACGGGCTTTTGGCGGCTCCCGCTCGACACCCAGAAGCTGCTCGTCGAAGTGCTTCGCGACCTCGTCCTTCGTCACGGAGGGGCGGTCGCCGAAGACCTCCCGGTACCCCGACCAGCGGATCTCTGCAGGCTTCACGCCGCTGCGCAGCAGCATCGCCTCTACCTGTTGGGGCGTGCCCTTCTCCTGCGGCAGGTTGCGGGCGACCTCCGCCGCGTGGCTGTAGAGGTTGAGCGGCGACAGCTTGCGCTCCGCGATGTTCTTGGCGAGGCCCTCGGCGCCCGTCTTGAGGCCGGGCTTGGCGCCGGGGACCATCCCCGCGAGCATCAGGGGCGTCATGGTCGCTGCGGCGGTCTCCAGCCGCCGTGCGGTCGCCGCGTCGCCGCGGTCTCGGGCCTCTTGAGCCTGCGCGCGGGTGTCCGCGATATCCTTGGCGTCGCCGAACGGGGTCAGGCCCAGCAGGGCTTCCGCCGGGTCGCGCCTGAACTCGCGCCCGAAGCTCGACAGGGCGCCGGATGCGGCGCGATCGAGGGCGCCGACCGGGTCCCGCACGATGTCCTCGCCGAAGCGCATGAGGTCGCCGCTGGCGACGCTTTCGCCCAGCGCGTTGACCAGCGCTCCGGGGACGCCCTTGGCGCCCTCCAGAAGGGCGCGGGGGTTGCCGAACAGGGCCTTGAGGCGGTTCCGCTTCGGGCGCTTGCCGGTGACGACGACCTCGTCGACAGTGGTCTCGGTCACCGCGTGTCTCCCGCCTCGAACTCCCGCTGCGCTTGCATGAACGCGGGGATCTTGTCTGGGGTCAAGATGTCGTCCAGCTTCATGCCGGTCTTTTTGCCGACGTACGCCTTGTAGGCCGCACGCTGCGCAGGCGTGTTGAAGGGGTGCGGCGCGTAGCGCTCGATCACGGCGTCAAGGGTCTTGCCCGCGAAGCGGTTGCGCAGCAGCGCCTCGTGCGCCGCGTCGCCGTTCTCTAGCGTGTCGAACTTGGCGAGGCCCGTCTTTTCGTCGAAGCCGACGAAGCCCGGCTGCTTGGCCACCCACGGCGACTTGCTCTTCTTCCCCTCGGCGTTCTGCACGATGTACATGATCGCGCCGCGGTTGTTGAAACGGTTCGTGGCGGCCCCCGCCGCGGGCGTGTCCTCGGGCGGCATGCCGAAGAAGTCTCCCAGCTCTTTCTCGCGCTGCTCGGGGGGCTTGTCGTCTTCCTCCGTGATCTGCGGCGCGGGCACGTCGGGAGGCGCCGTCGGGGACGGGCCCGGCGTGCCGCCGACGTACGTCGCGGTCGGCTGCACCGTGCGCCGGGGCAGGGAGCCAAGGAGGCTGGACCCGGAGACGATGGCGTTTACACGGCGCATGAACGCGCGGGCAGGACCCTCGCCGTACATCTTTTGGATGCGCGCCATGACCTCGTCGGTCTTGGCCGGGTCGAGCAGCTCCTGCGTGACCCGCACGGCCTCCTCGCGGCTCATGCCGCGCCCCTCAAGCCAGCGCAGGGCTGGGCCGAGGACCGTGAGCCCGCGCGTGGCGCGCTCGGCGGCGTTCGCGGCGGTCGGCAGCTCGTCGACGCCTCCGGCACCCCGCGCGGCGGCGGTGGACTCTCCGGCGGCGAGGGCGGCGCGGCTGGAGCGGTTGACGAGGGCTGTGGCGCGGCGGATGAGCGTCGCCGCCGCCTCAGGGCCCATCAGGGCCTCGACGTTCTCGCGCAGCCGGGCGTCGGTGCGCAGGGCGCTCAGGAACGACTCCGCCCCCTCGCTCGTGCCGACGGCCTTGGTAGCGGCGTCGCGCCACGCCACCAGAGCGGCCCGCCTCTCACGCGGCGCGAGGTTGGCGACAGCCGCGGCGAAGTCCGGCGACAGGATGTTGGGCAGGTTCCCGCCGAGCTTGAGAGCGCCGAACAGGCCTTCCGCCTCCTTGGCGGTCTGCGCCGCGACGGGGAAGGCCTCTTGCTCCTGAGCCGTGAACAGCAGGTCGCGCAGGGTCGGGTTCTCGCGGCTCCACTTGTCCCAGCGGCTGCCGGTCTTGGCCTCGTCGGGGCCGAGGATCTGCGCCTGAGCGTCCTTGCGCATGGCCTCCCACTCGGGGCTGCCTGCGCCGAGCCTGTCCCTCGCCGCCTTGAGGTTGGTGATGCCGGTCGGGCTCTTGTCGGTCAGGCTCCCGAACAGCAGGCCGCGCGCACGGCCCGGGTCGTTCTCGACGAGGGCGGCCACGGTCGGGTCGTTGACATAGTTGCTGTAGTAGTCGCGCGCCTTGAGGATGGCGTCGCGCGTCTTGGAGACGGCCTGCGTGTTCCCTGAGAAGCGCCCCGCCATGTCCAGCCGGTCGACGAGACCGTCGAGGGTCCGCCGCGCCTTGCCTGCCGCCGTGGCGGCGGTGGTTCCCGGCACGGCCCGCTCGATCTGCGACAGTTCGCGGCGAAGGCTGAAGATGTCCGTCGAGGTGAGGGACGACATCTGCGGCTGCTCCAGCCGCTCAAGCGCCTTGAGCACGGGCGTGATCTCGTCAGGCACGACGGTGTAGTCGCTGATCGCCTCGCGCAGGGCGGCGTTGAACTCTCCGACCGTGGTGGGGCCGATGCCGCGCGCCGTGGCGACCTCAGGGGCGCCGCCGGGAACGATGCGCATGTAGTGCGTCTCGCCTTCGGTGTACGGCACGCCGAGGTCGTCGAAGCGCTGCCGGTAGTACTTCTCCTCCTGCGGCGTCATGCGCTTCCAGTTGCCGACGGTCTCGCCGTCGTCACGGGACAGCTGGACGGTGGCGGGCTCCTTGGCGATGGCCGCTTCGTCGTAGGCCTGATCCATGGCGCCCTTGGCGGCGTTGGCCTCGGCCTTGAGCCTCTCCGCAAAGGCCGACGCGGGCTGGCCCAGCTCGTCGACCTGCGGCGTAATGCCGCGCTGCGCGGCGCTCACGGCGCCTTCCGCCTCCGTGCGCAGGGCCGCGCCCGTCACGCCCGGAGCCTCGGGGCTGATCTCGCCCGTGGCGCGAGCGCCAGCGGCCTGCGTGCCGGACGGCCCGCGCACCTCTTCGTTGTACTTCCTGAACATGCCCGACGTGTCAGGCTCCGCGGCGCCCGTCCGGCGCGCCAACCTCGACGTGATGCCCTCATCAAGGACATCGACGGGCCGGGCCTCGACGCCAACCTCGGACAGCGCGCCCCGGGTGAGGCCCATGTCCTCGGTGTTGGCGACGGCAGGCCGTCCGCCGGGCTGGACGCTCTCACGCGCAGCGCGCGTCAGGGCCTCTTCGGGCGCTCCGAAGGCGGCGGTGTTGGCTGCCCACGGCTTGCCCATGAGCGCACCCACGCCCGTCATGGCGCCAATGCGCTGCAGGCTCGGCGTCTCTCCGCTGTACGCCTGACGTATGGCCTCGGAGCCTCCGCTCAGGATGGCGGACAGGGCGGTGGGCCCCAGCTGCGTCGTCGGGCGCCCGCTCACGAGCCCGGTAAGCCCTTGCCCGACGGCGGTGGCTGTCGGGTACCGCTCGGTGTCGAGACGCTCTTGGATGGGCGACCAGCCGAGCTTTTCCTGCAGCCAGTACGGCATGCGCTCCAGCAGTTCGCCCTGTCCCTGCAGCCCCGCGCCGTATCCCGATGCGCCTCCGATAACCGCACCCACCAGCGCGCCTGTAGGCGCCGTAACTTCGGCGAACGGGCCGCCAAGCATGCCCAGCGCTCCGCCCGTGCGCGCGCCCACCCCAGCCCCGGGAATGGCGGAGAGCATGGGGATCATAGAACGCGACGCGCTGCGCACTGCAGCCCCGAACGCGCCACCCGGCGTCGAGGGCTCGCTCTCGCGTATCCGCGCCCCGATGTCCTGCTTTCCCGCCTTGGGGCCGATGCTGCGCTCGATCGCCGACTTCAGGTCGTCGACGCCCATGTACCGACCACCCATGTTGGTCGCGGCGGCTTCTTCTTCCGTGAGGCCGGGCCCGGCAAGCGTGGTCGGAGGCTCGTCCGTCTTGGGGAAGTCCGGCACCTGCTTCGGCTTCGCCTCGGGGTTGATGCGCTTCTCGACGAGCTTGCCGTCGGGCGTGATGAGGCCACGCGAGACCGCCGTCTCGTACAGGGCCTGCTCTTCCGGCTGGAGCAGGCCGCGCTTGGCGCCTTCAGCGAGGAGTTCGTATTCCGTCATCGCCGCCTCGTCGCGTTCAGAGCCTCAAGCACCTCGTCGTCCGTCATCTCGCTGGGCGCCTTGCCCGAGGTGGGCTGCGTGATGGCCTTCACTCGCCGGTACATGGACATCACCTGCTGCCCGTCGCGCTTCATGCTCTCCAGCACGTTGGTGTAGTGCTGAATGACGATCTTGGCGTTGGCTTGGACATCTTCCAGCTTCATGGACTGGTTGAGCGCGGCGATGGACCTTTCGAGCATGGCCAGTTCGCGCTCGGTGACCGAGCCTAGGCCGGATGCGCCCGTGGTGCTCTGCTGCTTCAGCTCGGCCAGCTTGGCCATGGCGAGGTTGCCGACGGTCGTCTTCAGCTCTTCCGCCACCGAGAACGGCTCGGACCCGGGCGCGAACTTCAGGATGGCGCCCGCCGGGCCCGTCGTGAGGCCGGTGAACCGCGAATACAGGCGGCGGATCTGGTTGAGCTTGGCCGTCTCCGAGACGAGGCCCGACTGCAGCGCGTTCAGGTTCGACAGGTACTCTTCGGGCGTCGGCAGGGGCTTCTCGTTGGCGAAGGGCTTGAACTCCCCGGTCGAGGTCTCGAACTGTCCGCGGATGTACGTGCCGCCTGACCGGCGCAGGGCCTCATCCCCTGACACGACCTTCAGGCCGGGGATCGGCGTGGCGCCGGTCGTGGTGACGTTGTAGATGGCGTCGGGGTTCAGGCCCAGCGCCTCTCCGGGCACACCCACCTGCCCGACGTACTGTCGCCACTTTTCTCCGGCAGGCGCGCCCGCCGCAGGAGCACCCTCGCCGGGAGGCGGAGGGGGCGGAGGAGGCATGGCGCCCGCAGCCGGGGCCCCGGGCGCAGCGCCCATGGCGGCAGCTCCACCCGCGACCTGATCCGGGGTGACTTGGCTGAGGTCTTGCAGGGAGTTGAAGGGCACGGTCTGGCCGCCTTCGAGGACGACCATGCCGTCAGGGACCCTCGCTCCGGTGTAGGGGTTGAACGAGTACATCTTGCCGTCGGTGGTGTTGTACTGCGTGACGAGCTTGGCGAGCTTGGGCGTCCTCGGGGCGGTCTTGGTGAGGTACTTCAGCTCAAGGGCGGAGTCCGCGAGCTTCTTTTTCAGCTCCTGCTCGGCGTCCTGCGCCGCGGCCTGAGCCTGCTGCTCGCGGATCTTGTCTCCGCTGCTTTGCCAGCTCTCCAGCCCCTGTTGCAGGCCGACCCACCCAGACCCCCAGCGGTTGGGCTTGGCCGCGGCGAGGAAGGCGCGCGACAGACGCTGCAGGTCGCTCGGCACCGCCATCTGGCGCGCCTCACGGATCTTCCGACCGTACTCGTCGTACGCGGCGCTCGTGCTCTGCTTGAGGGACGCGAGCGTGCCCGCGGGCAGAGCCATGCTCTGTTCCTGCGGGGCGATCGTGGAGAGGGCGCCGGAGGCCTGCGTCGAGTCTTCGTCTTCGGGGTCCATCAGCCGCTCCTAGATGTAGCCCTTGCTCTTCAGCCAGTCGAACACTTCCGTGGCGGTGGCGAGAGCCGTGTTGATGTTGCTGGCCGTCGTCGGGCCCGGGCCCGCAGGCGTGCCCTGCGGCTCGTACCCCTTGTACGTCTCGCCCTGCGGGATGCCGCCCTGCAGGGTCTTGGCCGTCGCGGCGGCGTCGTTGATGCGCTTCTGCTTGTCGGCCTGCTCGTTGATCCAGTCCTGATACGCGACGTCGTAGTTCTTCTGGACCTGACCCTGCTGCTTGTCGCCGATGGTGGACAGGGCTCCGGCGCCCGTGAGCCCGAGGGCCTGCTGGCGCGCCGCCATGTCGCCCATCTGCGCGGCGGTGGCGCGGCGGGAGGTGATGTCGCCCGCGCCGAGGGCGCCAGCCGTCTGGCCGAGGCCCGCGATGCGCGACAGGTCGGTATTCGCGGCGCTCAGGGCTCCGCTGTAGCCGGACGACAGGGCCTCGGCCTGCTTGGCCGTGATGCCCTCCATCGTATCGCGGATGCCCCGACCGATCATCTCGGCCTGACGCGACCCGCCGAACTGCCCCGACTTGATGAAGCGGTCGCTGATCTCCGGCAGGATTTGCTCGCGCAGGGTGCGCGCGCCGAGTTCCCCGATGCGGTTGACCACCGCGTCTTGGTAGGGGTTCATGTATTGCTGCACCTGAGACGCCGACGTCTGCGCGGCGCGGTTCAGGTAGGGCTGGGCGGTCTCAAGGCCGCCCGGCGCGTTCATCAGGCCCGCCGTGGCGCCCTGAGCCGCGTTCAGGCCCGGCTGGTAGGAAAACGCCGCGTCCTTGGTGGCCGCGAACCCAGCCTGCTGGTCGGGCGTGAACCCCGCGACGCGCGGGCCCTGATAGGTCAGGTACGGGGCGTCCATGACCGCGCGCTGGTTCGACAGCACCTGCATGGTGTAGTTGTTGTACCAGTCCGGCAGGACTGTCGTCTTGGTGTAGGCCTTCGGCTGAACGGCGGCGTTGCCGCTGTTCAGGAAGGTGGTCATGCCGTCGTCGGTGCCTGTGGGCATCTTAGGTTCGTCCTCCGCGCAGGTAGGCTTCGGGGGGTTTGGCGTTAGCGCTGAAAGCCCCCTTGGCGAGCTTCCTGCCCTTGTGCTTGCGGATGTTTACACGGAACTGGTCGAGGCGGTCAGCCCCGGCTTTCGTCGAGCCGTCTCCGAGCAGGGCCACGGTCTCGGCGTCAATGACGTACTCCCCGTCGCTCAGGCGGGCCGGGATCTTGTCGTCGCGCCCGGAACCCATGCCGCGCACGGCGAAGCCGCCGCGGGCGAAGTCCTCGGGGTTGGCGGACGGCGCGGGCATCGGCAGCGGGCGGGCGACCACGTCGCGGAACGGCGTGGGGTTGGTCGGCGCTTGGTTGTAGACGCCCGCCTCGTAAGGCGTCGGGCCGGTGAAGGTTGGGCCTGCGCCGGGCAGCGTAGACGCCGCAGGAACGCCGCTGACAGCGAACGGCGAGGTCGGGGCGGTGGGCGACTGGGGGGCGGTTCGCGCCAGCCGTTCGTTAACGGCGGCTTGCGCATCGGCCTCGGTCGCGTAGTCCCGCCAGAACACACCGTTCCCGGCTTCCCCGGTCTTGGCGTAGAACTTCCCGCCGTGAGACACGACCTTTGAAGGGTCAGCCTTGTCCAGCACCGCGCTGGTTTGCGCCCACGCATCGTTCTGCGCCTTGATCGCGGCGCGCGAGTTCGCAGACTGAACCGCGTAATCCGAGGCGTACTTGTCGGCCTCTTCGCGGGTGTTGAACGTCGCCCCTGTGTCACCGATCATCACGGTGTATCCGCCGGGCCCACCACCGACGCGCGGCGTGAAATTGGGGACCGGCGGGCTGTCGTTGGTCGGCTCAGGCCAGTAGCCGCCCGCCACCTGAACATCAGGCGTCGGGGTCACGTTGGCCGCAAAGCCGGTGGGCGACGGGAGGATACCCGACGGGCGCTGCGGCGTGCTGTTCAGGAACGCGACCTGCCCGCGCTGCCCGTAAGTGGCCCACTCCTCGGGCGTCATGCTGACGTTGCGCGCTGACATGTCGGCGAACGGCCCGGAAGGTGGCGGGAGCTTGGCGCGGAAGATGTCGGGCAAGCTGCCCGGGGTGCCCGCGTCGAGCACGCCAGCCGGAAGCGATGCGGGGCCTGAGCCTTGCGTCGCGGTCGTGACGCCGCCTGACACAAGCGACAGAAGTTTGAGCCAGTCGGCCCAGCTCATCCCGGCGGGCTTTTTGCTGTCGTCCAAACTGTCGTCGCCCGGATCGCTGCTGGTTTCCCCGTCGTCCGTGCCGCTGAACGTATCGGTCCCGGGCAGACTATCTTCACTGGGCTCGACGACAACTTCCGAGACATCGGTCGCAGGGGTTGTGGTTACGGTGCTGAGGGCTCCGCCCGGCAGGCTGTCGTTACCACCGCCCTCGACGACGACTTCCGAGACCGACGGCTCGGCGGTCTTGGGGGCGGCGGTCACGCTGGTGAGAGCCCCGACGCCAGCGCCGGTCAGTGGGTCCGTGCTGGCGGTAACGTCCACCCCCTCGATGGTGTTGCCGACTGTGTCAGCGCCCGTGCCGCCCCGCATGACGTTCTGGCCGCCCGCTCCGGTAACGGCGGAGCCCCCGACTGCACTAAGTGCGCCACCAGTCACCGCGTCAACGCCGCCCTTGACGCCTTGGACAATGACCTCTCGGACGGTGTTTCCCGCGCCGGTAGCCGCTTTGCCGAGGGTGTCGGTGACGACGTTCCCCGCCCCGTCGACGGCGCGCGTGACCGCGTTGAGAGGCTTCATCACGGCGGAGTAGCCGTTGTACATAGCCTGCCCTATGGGGCTCTCGCTGTTCGCCAGCACCTTGCCCAGCTTGCCGACGGCAGTGCCCCCGACGTAGGTCAGGCCCGCGCTCAGCGCGGCGCGCTTGACAGTCTCCTCGAAACTGCGCCCCTGAGCCACGGACGACAGCGCCGAGCCCGCGGCGGAGCCCACGGCAGCCCACGCCAGACCGATGCCCGGCGCAAGGATGGCGCCGATGATCGGCAGGGCGAAGTCGGCCACCTTGCCGAGCAGGCTTTGCTTCTTGGGGTCCCAGCGCTCCTCGGCCATGGACACCCAGCCGCCCTCGTCGGTCGGCTTCTGGATGGCCCACGCCGCCGTGCGGCCTTGGTTCTGGGATATTGAGTTGGCGACGGCGGTGGCGGTTTGCGCCGCCTCGGGCCCCGCCCCCTCGAAGACGACATCACCCGTCATCTTGTCGACGAGACGGATCTTCTGCCCGGGGGCAACCATCACGGCGCCCGCGAAATCCCCGTCGTTGGTGTAGGCCGCGTAGTAGGGGGTGGCGTAGCCCTTGTTCGGATCGGCAGGCATGAGCTGCGCGTTGCGGAGCGGCGACTCCGGCTTCGGCGGGTCGCCGGGCGTCGCGCTCGCAGTCCCGTAGCGCCCGCGCTGAACGGCGCCGGGGCTCACGGCGAAATCGCCGCGCTCGCCCTGCAGGACTTCCGGGTTTACAGCAAAGCCTTCAGGCATCAGTTCACCTCGAGCAAGGGATAGACGCGCTCGGCCCAGTCGCGCCAGTCCTCAAACTGATAAGGGTTGGGGATCGCCTGCTGTGTGAACGGTGATGCTCGCACGAAGCCGATGGCCCAGTCCTGCCAACGCGCTTCGTCCTCCAGCTTGCCGAAGGACCACGCATCACTCACGGAGAGGATAACACTATCCGCCCAGTCTGTCAGCGTCATGTTTCGAGGATTGATCATCCGATCATCGTCCCGTCGCCCGGCTGGAAGTGCCCAAGGATCAGGCCCATCTGGTAGTCGCCGCCCACCACGTTCGACGCGAAGCGGAACCGCAGTTGGCGCCGCTGCGTCTTGAGGTAGACGACCTGATCCGTCTGGCCCGTCGCCGCCGCAGGGAACGGCATGAACGGCCCCTCGACTTCCGGCGAGCGGGCGTTGAACCGACCGTGCACCGACACCATCATCTCGCCGGACTGCACGAAGTCGGGCTCGATGTAGGCGATGTGCAGTTGCTTGTTGATCTTGCCCTCGCTGGAAATGGGCAGGGAGATTTCCGCCGTCTCGAAGAACGAGTAGATCGGCTGAGTGGACGTGCCATCCACCTCGTCGACGCCGGTCTCGTGGACCCACAGCTTGTAGCCGCTGGTCGAGGACTGCACGCCGGTCAGCAGCGGCTTGCGGAACACCGAGGGCGACGTGCCGGCGGACCTGCCGCCGTTCGGCAACTCGCAGTCATACCACGAGTTCTCGCGCACGTTGTAGATGATGGCGTGGCTGCACTCCGTCGCCTCGCCGCGCGGGTAGCACCACCAGATTTCGCCGTAGCGCGGCACCTTGAAGGCGAAGACCTTCTGCGCGTGATTGACGTTCAGGCCGTCGAAGAACCAGTTGATGTTCATGGCGTTCGGCACTTCGCGCACCACGCCGTTGAACATGAGGAACCTGTCAACGCCCAGCCAGAAGAACACCCCGTCGTACTCGATGACGCTGTTGGGCGACAGGATCGAGGACTCGGTGCTCAGGGTGTCGAACTGGAAGACCTCCGCGCCGCCCACGAAGGTGGCCCGCACGACGGCGTCCAGCGACCACATCAGGCCCGACGGCGAGTTGCCCGGGCCGCCCCGGAGCGGCATGGCCTTGACGATCTTCTGCGCCGTGACGTTTGCGGATCCGCTACCGCTGCCGGTGAAGTCGGTCGGGTCGCCCGCCACGGACCAGGCCACATAGCCGTTTGTCCCATAGATGAAGGTGTAGGGGTGCAGCGCCACGACGCCGCCGGTGCAGTTGCCGCCGGACGGCAGGGTGATCGCCGTCAGGGCGCCGGTGCCGAGGATCGGGCCGGAGAACAACTCGCCGCCGTTGCTGTTGGCGATGTTCGTCCCGTTCGGCGCCACCTGCGCCACCAGCAGGTTCTGCGTGCTGTCGCTGTCGATGTCGAACTGCCAGACGTTGGCGGCGTCAGCCGTGAAGCCCGACGTCGGGGTGCGGTCGGTGATGACCGAGGTGTTGTTCGACGAGTCGATGAAGAACCGCTCGATCTTGTTGGCCGAGCCGGAGTGCACGTAGGTCAGGTCGTTCTGCGTGTAGGCGTTCAGCGCCCGGCTGACCTCGGACAGGTACTTGTTGATGGAGCGATAGCCGCCGATCTTCCGCGGCAGGCCGCGCTGGAAGCGGACCCACTGCCCGTCGACATAGGCGTCGCCCTCCAGCATGGTGCCGTCGCGCTTTATGCCGGGCTGGGACTGGATGCGGATGATGCTGGTTGACGGCGGGGGCATCAGAGCGTGACCTCGGCCTCGATGGTGACGGTCGCGCTGTCCAGCACGGTGGTCGTGCCGACCTTGCGGATGTCCACGGTGAACGTGCAGGACTTGATGCCGAGGGTGCTGCGGGTCACGGTCCAGTCGCGGGTAGACGACAGCGCCACCCACGAGCCGCTGGTACCGCTGGACAGCGTGCCTGACGTCACGGTGACGTACGCCTCGTAGTTGGCCGCCGCGCCGGTGGGCGTCACCCAATCCTCGATGTAGTTGAACGTGCCGCTCGGGCTCTCGGTGTAGACCTTGCCGTTCGAGTTCAGCCGGTAGCCGTTCGTAGCGGAGCCGGGCGTCGGGGCCGACGAGTAGCTGCTCTGGTTCGTGATGCTGATCGTCGGGGCCGACGTGCCGTAGAAACTGCCGATGCTGATCGCTCCGCTGGACGGCACCGCGCCGTTGGTGCCCGACGTGCCCGCCGGGACATAAGTGCCGCCCGCATAGTAGTCGCCGAGGGACGGCGACGAGGGGCCGCCGAACTCGCCCTTGATGTCGTTCAGGCTCAGCGCACCGCTGGTCGGCAGCGTCACCGCAGGTTCTCCAGGTCGATGATGCGGGCGTGCAGGTCGTCAATCTGGTCCTGCTGCACCTTGATGGCCTCGATGAGCAGGGGCACCAGCCGCGAGTAGTCCAGCGTCAGGTAGCGGTCGTCGACAGGCGCCGGGGCCACGACCTCGGGCATGACGGCCTGCACGTCCTGCGCCGACACGCCGACCTCGCGCTTGGACTTGTAGCCTAGGGCCTCGGCGGTGGCGTTGGCCCGATAGTAGAAGCCCTTGAGCGCCTTGACCTTGCCGATGGCGTCGTGGATCGGGCCGAGGCGCTGCTTCAGCCTGTCGTCGGAGAAGTAGGCGGTGATGTTGCCGGTCGCCGTGATCCCGCCGTTCACCGACAGGCCGGCCATCGTGTAGCTGTTGCTGCTGTTCAGCGCGTTGGCCGTGCTGGCGGTCGTCGCCGACGTCGCGCTGGTGGCCGACGTGGCCGTGGCCGCGTTGCCGCTGATGCTGATGGCCCATGTGCCGCTGGCCCCGGAGCCCGAGGTGGAGGGCACGTCAAGCGCGGAGCGGGCGCCGGACGCGGTCGTCGCGCCCGTGCCGCCGTTGGCGAGAGCGAGCGTGCCGCCGAGGGTCAGGGTGCCACTGGTCGTGATGGGGCCGCCCGACAGGGTCATGCCGGTAGAGCCGCCAGACCCGCTGACGCTGGTCACGGTGCCTCCGCCCCCGCCGGTCGCCGCGATGGTGATGCCGCCGGCGCTGTTGGTGATGGTGACGTTGCTGCCCGCCGTCAGCGTGGCGAGCGAGTAGCCCGAGCCGTTGCCGATCAGCAGTTGGCCATTGGTCGGCGTGCCGGTGAGGCCCGTGCCGCCGTTCGCGGTGGCGAGGGTGCCGCCCAGCGTGATCGTGCCGCTGGTCGTGATGGGCGAGCCGCTGGCCGTCAGGCCGGTCGTGCCGCCGGACAGGGCGACGCTCGTCACGGTGCCGCCCCCGCCGCCCCCGCCGCCACCCGTGTTGGTGATGGTTATGGAGCCGCTGGCGTTGGTGATCGAGATGCCCGAGCCCGCCGTGAGCGTGGCGGCGGTGTAGTTGGTCCCGTTGCCGATCAGCACTTGCCCGTTCGACGGGACGGTCGTGACGCCGGTGCCTCCGTAGGCGGGAGCCAGTGCGGTCGTCAGGCCGGACAGCGAGGTGATGTCGGAGTTGGCGCCCGACGCCGCCGCCGACAGGTTGACCCGCGCGCCGGAAGCCGTCGTGGAGCCCGTGCCGCCGTCCGCGATGCTGACCGGCGTGGAGATGCCGCCCGTGTCGGCGTCGACCACGTTGGACCCGTCGCAGTAGAAGATGCCGCGGGAGTTGCGCACCACGTTGATGGCCGGCGTCTGCGCGGCGGTGCGCACGCCGAGGGTGTAGGAGCCGCCGGTCGTGGAGTTGTCGATCCAGTACTGCTGCGTCGTGGACGGGACCACGATCTCCATGTTGGCCGTCAGCGTGCCGGTGAACTTGTAGGCCACGCGGTTCAGTTCGCTGCCGCTCAGGGTGTAGGGCGAGGACTGGCCGGTCAGGCTGATTGACGTGTAGTCGAACGCGAAGGTGGCGCTGCGCCCGAGGCCGAAGGTGTACCAAGCCGACCCGTCCGTCACGACCCGGCAACTGTCGCCGGGCGACAGCACGAGCGTCGTGGCGCCGTTGATCAGTTCCGAGGAGGCCGGGTCGATGGTCAGGTTGCCCGTGCCGCCGTTGCGGATATCGGCGAACCAGTTGTTGCCCAGCGTGCTGGCGGCGATCAGCGACACGGTGCCGAGCGCGCCGGTCCAGACGTAGGCCGCACCCCGCGCGCCGGCGGGCAGCGTGAAGTTGCTGTTGAAGGTCGTGACGGTCTCGGCGACGGACAGGGTCGAGCCCGTGGCGATCAGGCCGAAGCCGGCCAGCGACGAGGCTTGAGCCTGGGCGGTCGTGGCGCCAAGCTGGAACGTGCGCCAGGTTCCCGCCGCCGTGCTGTTGTCGACGAGGTAGACTTCCCACTGGGCTCCCGCCGCGATGGACAGGAGCGTGCCGCCGCTCGCGTCCTTGATGGTGATGGTCGAGGGGCCGAGGTTGTTGAACAGCACCGTCTGGCCGACGCCGGTCAGCGTGGCGTCGGGCATGGTGACCGCAAACGCGCCGGACGGCGACACGTCGATGATCGAGGCGGCGACCGGCGTCGTGGTGTTGGACTCCAGCGGCCATTCCAGCGCGGTGTCCGCCGTCAGCGCGAGGGCGAGATACGAGACGTCAGAGGGGTAGAGGTTCGAGCCTCCAAACACTTCGGTGTAGGACACCTATGCCTCCTTGCGGGCGGAGTTGCGGTCGAGCACCTTGGCGAGGTCCTCGCCGTTGAGCATGGCGGCGGCGCGGTCGTACATGCCCTGCCACACTTGGATGCGCTCGTCGTTCTTGAGGAAGGGGGTCGCCTCCAGCAGCGTGCCGTACAGCAGCAGCTGGGGCGCGTACTCAGTCAGCCAATTGGTTTGCACCGTGTCGTCCAGCAGCGGCGGCAGCTCGTAGTAGAGGATCTCGAAGGGGTACGCGGCGTCGGGTGTCGGAGCGAAGACCCAGTGGCTGTAGTCGTAGTCCGCCGTGAAGACGGGTTCGCCGGTCTCGCCCTCGTCGGGCCAGTACTGCCGGACGTACTCGTAGGAGCGCGTGTAAACCTGCTTGCGGGTGCTGTTGCCGGTCCCCGTGCCGATGTTGATCGACACCGTGTCGCGCCAGCGGTCGGGCTTGGCGTAGACGGACTGGCCGGGCGTCAGGGCGCCCGTGACGACGTTGATGAAGCCTTGGACCTTCAGCTCCCGGGCGATGCGGCGCTCGGCAAGGTTGATGAGGCGGGGGAGCTGCTCGATGATGACGGGGTCGTTGCCGAGCGTGGACCCGCGCTCAAGGTACCGCTGCACGTCTTCTTTGAGCGTGGTGAAGGTCGTCGTCGTCGCCATTGAGCACCTTGTCGGGGGCTGATGGACGCCGCAGCCCTCATCAGGACCTCGACCGTCAGTCTGTGGAGTGTATCACGCCGCCGGGCGGCAGGGAAGGATGCGTTTGAGGCTCACGCATGACACGCAAACCGGGTTGTGGCTCACGGATGGGGGTCCCATAAGCCACAAGTTATACCCGCAGGCTTGGCGCATAAGCTGGGGGCTATAAAGCAAGGGCCGAGGTTGCCCCCGGCCCTGCGACTCACGCCCGAAGCGGTGCGGGTTGATGTTTGCCCGCCTACGGGCGTCGGATTGATGTGCCAAACGGGAACCAGCCGCCCGGCGCTTCGGTGGTCGATGATCCATTTGGGAACATCGACCTTGGATAAATCCCAAACCCCGCCCAGGGGAGGAAAGGAGTATCCCTTGTGGCACCAGACGCCATCAGCGCGGGGCGTCAACCCTCTTTGCCACCCCAAGGGATTTTGTGCAGCCGAGCGGCGGAAGCGGCGAACAGGAAGGCGCAGTGATACATAGACGACCGGCGTCCACCGCAGAAAGTCTCGTGCCCGTTCTCTCCAGCCAGAGCCACGACGAGGGTTTCTACTTCGCCGTAGACGCCCGCCTCAATGTCGTCGGCTATGTTCCGCAGCATCTTCGCCGGGTCTCTGAAGTCGGGCGGTTTGATTTCCCCGACGATCTTGAGGTCTGGCTTGCTCACGCCTTGTCCACCGATCCGTTGAGGACGTAGTGGAGGAGGCGGTCTGCGAAATGCTCAAGGGAAACCACCCCGGGCGGATTCCCAACGCTCTCCTGCACCGCCAGTTTCAGGCACTCCAGACGCAGGGTGATGAGGTCGGGTTCGGGCTTGGTCGGGACGCCGAACGTGGGGCCGGTGTAGTCCTCGTGCGTCTTGGGCATCTCGGGCTCCGGGGGCTTTGCGGGGGCGATGATGCGGTAGCGGGTGATGCCTCCGTCCTCCGTCCAAAGAAAGCGGTGAGCAGGCTGCGCGTGCGACCGGGCTTTTATGCCTGCGCCATATTGCAACTCCACCTCCACCACCGTCTCCGGGTCTACCGGGCAGGTGTCGCCGGTGTGTTCGATCCAGTCGGTCATCGCTTGTCCTCCTTGAACAGGATGCCCGGCTCCACCGTGCCCGACCCCCAGATGGCCTTGGAAAGCTCATCGAGCTTCCGCTGCGCCTCCGCGGACGGCTTCGGGCTCGGCTCGGGGAACTCGCCGTCCTCCCACTGGTGCGAGGTCCAGCGGGTCATCACGGCAGCTCCTCGCCGTCCATCCAACAGCGCACCCAGTTGACGAGGGTGTACATGTCGGCGTCGCGCTTCGCCATCGGGGCGTTGCCGAACACGGGGGCGACGGGAGTGGTGTCGGCCCGCCAGTCGCCGAAGCCCTCGCGCTTTTCGAGGACCAGACGGTCTCCGTCGATCGTGACGGTCAGGGGTGTGGTGAGCTTGCCGTCCGCGCCCATGCGGAGGAAGTGGCGGTAGTTGGAAGTGTCAGGGGTGTCGGTCATGGTAGGCTCCTCTCTCCATGACGTTTTCGCCCCTGACAGCCGTCACGTCAACCCGTTAGGGTGCCACCCTTCTGGAAGTGCGAGATGGTCTTGCCGCCCGTGTACTGAAAGTGCGGGAACTCCTTCATGCGGACCCAGCGCCCGGCCCACTCCAGACCGGCCTTCTCGCCCAGCTCCCCGACGCGCTGCCACAGGGCCCCGTCGGCGCCGCGGGTGCCCCACACGGGCTTGCCGTTGCGCAGGGGGACGACGTCGTACGCGACGCGGTACTGGTGGTACGACTGGCCGCCGCGGGCCTTGGTGACGATCCTGCCGGGCTTGGTGCGCCCCTGAGCGTACAGCTCGTCCTGCTCCTGCGCTGAGCGGTACGTGCACGTGATCAGCACGTCGATGCCCTCGGCAGTGCACATTTCCATGTGCCTGCGGCAGCGCTCCTGCACAAGCGGGTGCAGGTCCTTGATGTTACGGCTTGGCATGGGATCTCCTCCAGAACTGATACCAAGGCTTGGCGGGCGGCGGCTCGATCAGGGACAGCAGGCCCACCCGCTTGGCCTCGCAGTCCTGCAGCGCGACCTCTTGCCGCACCGAGAAGACGGCGAGGTCGGCGATGGTCTTGACGTCAGCCTCCGGCCCGAGGCACGGCTGCTTGAACGCCTGCGGGATCGGCGTCCTTGCCGCCGGGGTGGCGCAGGCCGTCAATGCCAGAACGCCAAGCAGACAGGATGCCGTCAGGGACAGGCGTCTCGGCGCCGGGCGCCTCTTTGATGCGGACAGTGGCGACATTCCCCTTCTCCCGAATGACGACGGTTTTCTCGGTGTAGGCGTTGGCGGCGTCAAGCGCGCGCCGCGTTTCAACGACCTCGGCGGCGGACGCCTCGGCGCGCTTGCGCTGGATGTTGAACATCACCCGGTAGTAGCCCACCACGACGAGGGCGAAGATGACGATCCCGAAGGCGATGATCACGAGGTAGCGGTTCACGATACGATCTCCTTGACCTCCTCGGCGGTCTTCACGGCCTCGGCCTTGAGGCGGGTCAGGTCCACGAGCGTGGCGCCCGCCATGTAGACGAAAGCCAGCATGATGTTGGCAAAGATGAGGCCGAGCCCGACCCACTTCAGGGCGTCGGGCTCGTCGATCTTCCAGATGGCGACGGCGATCGCAGAGAAGTTCAACCCCGTGCAGAGGAAGGTGAACAGCCTGCGCCAGAACCACTGGACCTCAAGGACGGGCTTCATGTCGCGCTCTTCCCCAGCTCCCACTTCTGCCGCCTCCACGTCAGGTACTCCGCCATCTCGGTCAGGTCGAAGAAGGGCTTGATGAAGCGGACGGGGTCGTCAGCGTAGTCGGGGTCGATGACGGCACCCATGGCGCGGGCCCAGTTCTCGTCCTTGAAGCCCTTCTCCTTGGCGTAATGGTCCCAGTCCTTGTACGCGCCCGCACGGAAGCCGTGGCAAAGACGCTTCGGGTCGTTGTGCCAGATGGGCACGTACCCCGACTGGTGGCGGTGGCCGCAGGCGAGGATGTGGTCCCGGTACCCGAAGAGGGTCTCGCGGACAAGGGCGTGCGCCGGGTTGAACTGGGATCGACCCGGGAAGTCGTGTCGGACGTTTACACGCACCGACGCGCCGTTGGGCAGGTTCAGCTGCATGCGCGCCCCGCCGTCCGAATAGACGCCGATGGCCTTGTGCAGGCGGTGCATGATCTCGGCGGGGTCGCCGTAGTCCGTGTGCCACGCCCCGTGGTTGCCCGGCTCCCAGAGGAGCCACGGCAGCTGGAGCATCAGCCACTTGATGAGCTTTAGCGACTGGCGCGCGGTGACGCTCTGGTTGGCGTAGAGCCGCATAAGCCTTCCGACCCAGTTGTTGCTGGTGTCGCCGACGTTGACGGCCATGATCCCGGGAGTGTCCCGGCAGACGGCCACATCACGCTCAAGGTCGCCCCACGCGCAGCCCGGGTCGTCGACGTGCGGGTCGCCGATGAAGCTGATGGCGACGGGGCCGTCCATGGTGACCTTGACCTGACGAAGCTCCGTCGCGGACTCGTGCAGCTTCCGTTTGGCGTGCCGATCCTTGAGCAGGCCGATCAGCTCCTCTGCCGAAAGCTCGCCGTCGTGCGGGAGGCCCTCAAGCTCAAAGATCGGCGCAGCTTTGACGGGCCGGTAGGCCGACTGGCGCGGCTCCAGTCCATACAACTCCTTGGCCCGCTTGAGCCGGGAGCGCACAGTCATGGCGGGGATCGCCTCTCGCTGAGCGAAGACCAAGACTGCGCCGGGGTTCTCGTTGTCCCCCTTGACGCCCGGGTAAGGCACGCCCTCACCCATGATTTCCTCGATGGCCGCGATGAGATCCTCCGCGGCCTCGCGACTGATTGAAGGCATTGGCACGTGAGTGCTCCGTAACTGTTACCGGGGGGCCTTCGTGTCCAGCTTGTCGTAGATCTTGTCGAGAAGCTCGTGGATCCGCCCGATGTCCTGACGGAAGTCATCCTTGGACACGTACTCTTTGGGCAGGTCGGCGCGCAGACCGGCCAAGTCCGTGCGCAGCTCCTTCACGGCGCCCCACAGCTCACGCAGGAACCACCCTCCGAGGGCCATGACGAGGGCGGCGAAAATCTGCAGGATGGCGTCCCACTGCATGGCACTTAGCTCCAATCGCTCCGGGGTGGGTAATCCGTGCGGCGCTTGGCTCGCTCGGGGTGGTCGTACTGACCCGGGCGCTTGCCCTCGTCGCGCTCGATCGCTTTCTCGCAGTGGTGCGGGTCGATCCAGTCGAGGATGCGGCACAGGACACAGGCAAACTTCCGGCCCCGCCGCCGGTCCTTGGCGATGCGGGAGCTGATCGTTTCATCCTCGTCGCCGCCGAGGATGACATTGAGCAGTTGGTCGGCGGCCACGAAGAGGCGCCGGAAGTAGGACAGGATGGGGCGACCGGGGACGGTCGCGCTCTCTTGCGGCATCTCGTTCACGGCGACTCCCCTGCGAGGATCTGCGCGGCGCGGCCCGGCGCGAGCAGCTGAGCCGCCTCCAGCGCCGGAAGGCCCGCTTGGATGTCCGGGTCGCTCAGGCGCACGACGGTCGCTTGGCTCAGCTTGTACTGGTAGACGGCCACCATCGGGCTGACCTTGGCCGCTTCGAGCAGTGCGCCCAGCTCCGCGTCCGTGAACAGCCGCAGGAAGTCGACCTTGTTCAACTCGTCGACAGGCGGCGGGGGCGGCGGGTCGGGCGTGAAGGGGAAGAAGCCCTGCCCGCTGTAGCCGAGTTCCGCAGCGGCTTCCGGCACGGCGGCGGACAGGTCGGCGAGACAGGCGTCCGACAGGCCCACCAGAGCGGCGGGAAGCGGGGCCGGGTCGCCCATGAGGGTCGAGGGGAGGGTCTTGCGTTGGTAGAGCATCAGGGCCTCACAGAAGTATCACGCGACCATTCAGGTCTGTACCTGCGCCGTTTCGCGCCGGATCGGACGCATTGCCCGGCGTGGTGCCGGAGCCCGAAAGCATGGACTGGTTGGTGACAAAGGTTGGGTTGAAATAGCTGGAGCCGCCGCCACCACCCGCGCCTGAAAAGTCGGAGCCTGCGCCGCCGCCGCCTCCGAAATACCCGCCGCCGCCGCCACTGCCCCCGTAGCCGCCCGCACCCCCGGTCATGCCGCTGCCCGGCGAACCGTTGGTGGAGAACAGCCCTCCGCCGCCTATGCCCCCGGCCCCCGCAGCGGACTGCGTGGCTCCGCCGCCGCCCGTGTCACTTCCTGCGGGGTCGGTGCTCCCGGTGCCGCCGTTTGGCCATCCGCCAGCCCCGCCGAGTACGCTAGCGTTAGAGTACCCGGCGCCGCCACCAGCCCCGGCCACGAGAACCCGAACACCGGATGCGTCAACCAGAACGCCAGACCACCCTCCCCCGGAACCGCCGAACGGGCCGGAGGCTCCGCGCCCTTGGCCGACGCCTAGGCGAAAAGTTACGCCTGCCGTGAGTTGAATGACCCCGCCCGCAAACCCCCCGGCTCCGGCGCTCGCCGACCCGCCGCCGTACCGCGTGCCGCCTTCACCCCACAGTTTGGCCGAGACGCTGAATGTTGAAAGCGGAGTGACATACCAAATGCCCTGCGTTCCAAGGTTCAGCGCCCCGTCCGTGTCGAGGTTCCAGACGGTCTTGCCGTTCACCGCCGGGGAGATTTGCAGGACGCGGTTGCCCCGCTTCCGTCCGTCGACGCCCTGAGCCTGCATCCTCATGCCGCCCTCGAACATGCTCTGGGTCCCAGCAGCCATGTTCATGGACTGGGCTGTCAGGCCGACAGGACCGAGGGGCTGGACGGGCATGTTAGTAGCCGAAGCCCTCGGCGCGGAACACGATGCCGGTGTTCGTCACGCCAATCGCCACATACAGCGTCTCGGAGGCGCTCAGGATCAACGGCGAGGAGTCGGTGTAGCCGAAATCGCCGCCGGTCTGGCCGGTGGTCTGCGCCACGGTGTAGGCGGCCAGCAGCACGGACTTGATGAACCGCTTGGTCGTGCCGCCGTCATTCGAGACGTAGAGTTGCAGTTCGGTCGCGGTGTTGGTGGCGCGGGCGAGGGCCGTCAGCCTTGTGATCCGCGCACCGTTCGCCGAGGTCCGAGCCAGTTGCGCCAGCACCGCCGTGCCGCCGCCCGTCGCGTTCGACGTGGCGTTGGAGCCGTGGGTGAAGGTGTAGGCGTCCACGCCCGTGACGGTGATGGTGTAGGCGCCCGAAGGCGTGATGCCGCCGACCGCAGCCGAGCCGCTGATCGTGACCTGCATCCCCGTGAAAAGGCCGTGATCGGGGTGTGAAACCGTCACCGTCGGCGAGCCGTTCGTGACCGTGAACGGGTTGGGCGGCAGCAGGTCCTGCCGGGCCAGCAGCACGCTGTTGGTCGGTGAGTCCGTGTAGGTGCTGTTCGCCGTGGTGGCGACGGCGGTAGCGGTGAAGGGCCGCTGCGGCGTGACGATTGAGGTGGGGGTGACAGCCATGAGGTTCAGTCCTTAGAGAGCGGAGGCCATGGCGACGACCTGCGCCAGCGAGGGTCCAGACGAGGTTGCGGCGATGGTGATGGAGCCAGTGCCGTTGGTGATGCTGATGCCTGACCCCGCCGTGAGCGTGGCCTTCGTCAGCGTGTTGCCGGTGGTGTTGCCGATCAGCAGTTGGCCGTCGGTGTAGGTCGTCTGGCCCGTGCCGCCGCTGGCGACCGGCAGCGTGCCGTTGACGCCAGCCGACAGGGAGACCGTGTTCTTCTCCCACAGGCTCGTGCTGCTGTTGTAGACGATGGTCTGGCCGTTCGACGGCGACTGCGCGGAGACGTTGTGGATCTCGTCCAGTTCGTAGCCGTTCTGCACCTTGACGAACAGGGAGCCCTGCGTCGGGTGTGCATACTCGACCACGGCCACATAGACGATGTGCGTCGGAGCGTAGGGCTTGGTCGCCGTCATGGCCCCCGCCACCGCGCCGCTCAGGTAGAGTTGCTGGCCGTCGGTGAACGCCGAGGTGTCCACGTTCGACACGCGACCGATCACGGTCACGTTGCCGTTGGTGTTGTTCGCCAGATCGGCGGAGATCAGCCCGAGGGTCTGCGCCGAGGTCGCGTCGCTGTTCGCCTGCGCCTTGGAGACCGTCGGGATCTGGCCGGTGGCGCCCGTGATGTAGACCACCGTGCCCTTGGTCAGGGTCGAGCCGGTCGCGTTGCGGACCCGCACGATCATGTTGGTCGACGCCGCCACCGCGAGATCAATGGCCGTCGTGCCTGTCACCACAACCGACCCGTCAGCCGAAGAGACGGTCTGCACGGCGGTGTCGGCCTTCGTGCCTTGCGCCGCTGTGGCGTAGGCCGTGGAGTTGGTGGTCGCCGCGGTGCCGAGCCCGAGAGCCGTGCGCGCGCCGCTCGCCGTCGTGGCGCCCGTGCCGCCGTTGGCCAGCGCAAGGGTGCCACCTAGCGTTACGGCTCCGTTGGTCGGCGTTGACGGCGTCAGGCCGGTGGTCCCGCCGCTGAACGAGGTGACGCCAGTCCCGGCGACGTTCAGCGTGGAGAACTTCACCTTGTAGGTGACGCCGCCCACGATGTAGGGCAGGTAGCCGTTCGCATCGAGGCCGGTGTACTCGTTGAGCTGCGAGATGCGCGTCGGGATGAGGTTGCTGGGCACGCTCATGGGAGCAGGAACTCCTCGAAGTCCTCGGTGACGAGGAAGATGTTTCCGTCCTCTGAGATGACGCCCGCCGGGTCCGTAGCGATGCTCTCGTCGGGGCGCACGAAGCGCAGGGTGATCTGCTCAGTCTCGCGAGCCGGAAGCCGGTAGGGGTCGAAGTCGTCGAGGTCGGCCTCGCAGACCATCAGGCCCGGGAAGTTCGGGTCGGACTGCAGGTCGTCGAGCGAGAACTTGCGGCTGCAGCGCGCGCACAGGCCGATGCCGAGGGTCGAGCGTCCGCGGGTGTCGAGGTAGACCGCCATGGCTTACCTCGTGTAGGCGCTGATGTTGGGCGCCCAGCGGATGGGCGAGTTGTCGCGCTCCTCAGCCCACGCCTCGGCCTCAGCCTGCGCGGCCTTGGTGTCCAGCAGCGGGATCATGTCGGGCGCCACGTCGGGGATCTCAAGCGCCAGCTTGGCGGCGAGCAGGGCGATCACGGCGTCGAGCCACCGCTGCGGGACCTCGATGTCCTGCGTCATGGTGCCGACGTCCATGATGTGCCGGTGACGCCACGCGACGATCTGGTAGACGGTCGAGCCGGAAGCAGGGACCGGCCACAGGTGCATGACGGGCGCGGGGACCTGCCGGTCGAACCAGTATTGCAGGGGGCGGAGCGACTTGAACGCCTTGTTGGGCAGGTTCGTGTAGTCGTCCTTGTTCAGCCTGCCGAACGGGATTTCCGTCGGACTGTTGCCGAAGTAGACCTGCGTGTAGTCCAGCACGCCGGTCGTGGCGCGCACGCGGAAGTAGGGCGCGGAGATGATCTGCGAGACGTCGAACCACGTCCACTCGCCAGCAGTGGCGGATGGCGTCTCGGTCTGGACGGTGGTCCACGTTGCGCCGTCGGCTGACCGCTCAAGGGCGATGGGGGTTGAGGCGGCGGACCACAGCACGCCGACAGTGGTAACGGGCGCATCGGCGCCGAACGCCGTGCTGTAGGTCGTCGAGGTGACGGTGTTCGTGCCGGTCACTTCCTGCAAGACGCGCAGGTTGACGTTGAGGATGTCGACGGTGCCGACCGGCAGGGTGACGTCGCCGACGCCCTCGTAGAGCGGCAGGATGACCTTCTCGACGCACCAGAGCGGCACGCCGCGGTTGGCGAGATTGGACAGCAGCAGGTAGAGCTGGTCCTTGGCAATCTCGATGTTCTCGCCGGAGACGGTCTCGGGCAGCAGTTTCGTGCGCCGGAAGGCGTTGTCGATCACCTTGCGGGTGTCGAACACAGTCTGCGAGATTGTGCCGGAGTAGGCCATGGCAGGTCCGCTGTGGGGGTCAGCAGTCCGCTAAGTCGCAGCAGACCTGTCTGGTCAGATTGTACAGGAGGCAGGTCGGCCTAGCAACCGACCATGCCACCGTTGCGCATTTTGGTCAGGGGCTTGCCCGGGTGCATGACGCGCTCGTGCTTGTGGACCGCCTTGCGCACGGTCGCCTTGTCCTGTGCCTTGTCGCCTTTGACGGCTCCACCCTTCACGTAACCGCCCTTGGCGAAGGGCCGCGAGGTGGGCTCATCCTTCACCGGGTCGTAGCCACGCTTGGCGTCAGCCGCCTTGGTCGCCGCACTGCGCGCAGCAACCAGTCGGCTGTAGCCTTCGCCGACGGTCTTGGGCGGCGCCGCCTTCATGCGGCTGCGGACGTTGCGCATCTGGTCGGCGGTAAGCGGGCGCGAGGTAGGCTCGTCCTTCACCGGGTCATAAACGGTCTTGGTGGTGTTTTTGTAGCCCTTCATGGGGTCAGATCCTTGTCTAGCAGTTCCACGCACGCAGCGACTTGTTGATGCGGCTGTTGGGGTCGCGGGCCGTCTCCGCGCTGGTGAGTTTCGCCTTCATGCCCTTCATCCGGGCGCAGAAGCTGTCGCGGCGCGGACCACCCTCGGGCTGAGGGCGCTTCAGGCCCGGCTTGCCGGGGTTGGCGCGGTTGTAGGAGGCGCGGCCCTTGGCGTTCAATCCGCCGTCGGGGTCCTTGCCCTCTTTGCGGGTCCACGCCGGGGTTCTGCCGCCCTCCGACATGTAGACCGTCTTCGTCGTGTCCTTGTAGCCCTTCACCGCATTACCTCCGCGTCACCAGACCGCCGCGGGCGTAGCCGGGCATCAGGGGGCCTCCCGCCTTGACGGGAGACTGCCCCAGCGCGGCGCCGAGAGACCCCATGGACCCCTGCTGCTGGCGCAGCTCCGGGTTTGAGGCGGCGCCCGCAAAGGGCGAGGGGGTGCCTTGAGCCTGACCTGAGTCCCCGGGCCCCGGGGCCGGAGGAGCAGACGGCGGGGGCGGGCCGATGGGAGAGGGCATCGGCTGGCGGGGAGCTTGATCAGGCGGCGCAGGGCTTTGGGGGCTCGGTTGCGCACCATTGAACAGGCTCAAGGCTTCTTGGATGGCGATCTTGGCCTGTTCGGTCTGCTCTCTGAGTGACAGGTCGTACATGGTCAGGCCGTGCGCCTCTTGATGTCGTAGGGGTACGACAGGGTGGTCGTGGTGAAGATGTCTGTAACATGGGGGCCGCTCACCGTAAATTGCTCGGTGGGGCCGCCTCCGACGGTTATGCTGATCGCCGCAATGTCCTGCGCCTCGGTGGCGGACAGGGCCATGGTGATCGCGGCCCCCAGCGACAGACTGATCGCCGCAACGTCCTGCGCCTCAGTGGCGGCCAGCGCGACCGTGGTGCGCACTACCACGTCAATCGCGGCAATGTCCTGCGCCTCAGTGGCGGCAAGCGAAACGGTGATTGGGTTGGCGACGGTGACGCTGAGTGCAGCAACGTCCTGCGCCTCAGTGGCGGCCAGCGAGACGGTGATCGTCCCGACAGCACCCTGCGGGGATAGAAGGGTCAGCAGCATTGAGCGCCCTCCCGGCTAGGCGCTCAGGGCAGCGAGCGCAGTTGATCCAGCGTCAGTTGCGTCTGCTCGATCTGGTTTTCCAGCGCCACCACGCGGGCGACATCGCCCTGCGCCGTGGCGGTCGCCAGAAGGCCGTTCATCGTGGTGATCTGGTTCTGCAGCAGCCGGATCAGGTCGGAGATGGTCACACCAGCACCACGAGTTCTTGAGCCACGGTCGAGAGGTGGGACTGGAGCAGCACCACGTCGTAGGTGTCTGTCCCGTCGATGGCTGCATACGCCGCCATGCGCTTGCCGAGCGCCGCCGTGCCGGTCTGGAGGAAGTCAGTCGGGGCGTAGGGCGACAGAACCCGGTTCTGAACGTCGAACCGGAAAATCTGGCTGACCTGCGAGGCGACGTAGGGGTTGGTGTAGAACATCCGCCCCTCGTTCTCGAACGGGGCGTAGGTCCCGCAGGTGCCGGTGCCGATGGTCGCAGCGCCCGAGCCCTCGTAGACAATCGCGCCCGACCATGTGCCGGTGATGGTGGCCGCGATGTCCAGAACATCAAGCGTGACCGCTGCGCCGCCACGGAAGAAGTAGCAGAACGAGTGCCGGGCGTTGCGAGCCGCATCCGGCTGGATGCCGAACGAAGGCATCCACATGCCGCCCGCACCGTTTGCCGCCGGGGCCGCGCCGAAGTAGGTGGTGGACCACGCCCCCGCCGCGATGCTGTTGGTGCCGTTGTTCACGGTCGCATCGCCGTAGTTGTAGGTATAGACCGTCGTAACCGCTGTGGACCGCACGAGGATCAGGTTCGGGAGTTCGATGACGTATTTCGCGCTGCTGGAGGGCTGCGTCGTCCACGCCGTGCCGAGGGTGTAGACCGGCGAGGCCCCCGCCGTGTGAGACGCGATGATCCGCCGCTGGCCGACCGCCGCCGGGGTGGTGGTGTCCTGCACGATGCGGATCTGGAAGTTGCGGTATTCGTTGGCGAGGACCACCGCGTCCCCAAGGGTCGCTTGGCCGGTGAGCGTCGAAGCACCCGAGGCCGTGGCGGTCAGCGAGGTCAGGCCGGTGTCGTAGGTAAAGGCACCCTTCACCAGACCCTCGCCGGGCTTCATGTCGTAGGGGCCGAACTGCTCGTCTAGCACCATGATGTCGGAGTCGGTGCCGATGGTGGCGGGCAGGCCCGTGGTCGAAAGGCCAGTCGAAAGGGTGTTGGCCGCAACCTCCAGCGAACGCCAGATGTTCGCCGCCGTGGTGCCCGCGCCGAGCATGAACACCCGGCCCGCGATGATCTCGTAGCGGGCACCCGTCGAGGGCGTGAAGCTGAAGGCCGCGCCGACCGTGATCGTCGGCGTCGTGCCCGCCGTGTTGCCGGTGATGAACCGCTCCTCGGTCTTGCCCGCCGTGGCGTCGATGATCCGCAGCTTGAAGCCGAAGTCGCCCGAGCCGCCACGGTTGGCGAGCATGTTCAGGCCGACCGCCGTCGGGAAAGCCGTAGAGATCACGACGCTCGTAGTCGTCGCGCCCGCCGCAATCGTGCCCACAAGGCCGAGGGACGGGGCGAAGGCCATGGCCGCGCCCGCGCCGAAGGTGCCAGCCAGCGCGGGCGACTGGACGAAAGCCCACGCCTTGGTGACGATATTGAAGCGGTTCAGAACCGTGTTGGAGGTCAGTTGGTAGACGAAGGGGTTGCGGCTGACATCCGAGCGCAGGTCCGAAGTCAGACAATGCGCCGCCGCGTGGGTGGCCGGTGCCGGGGCGACCTGCCTCCAGACCAGCGGGTCGATGACCTTCTTGAAGGTGTTGGCCAAGGTTCTGCTCCTAGGTAATGCGTGCGCGGACGCATTGCGCCCAAGCCGAACGGTTCTGGTCGAGAACGGTCATCTGGGCGCTGTAGCCGCCGATGCCCGCGATGTTGGTCAGGGAGCCCAGCGTCGTGACCGTCGAGCAGGTCGTCACCGTGGTTACGGTTGAGACAGTCGTCACCGTCCCAGACTCCACCACGACCGTTCCGCGCTGGCGCTGGAGGCTCTTGTCGTAACCGAGCGGCGCGGCCAAAATGTTGAAGATCCGCAGCAACAGGTTCTGCGAACCACCATCGTTGACCGGCATGGGGTTGGCTTCGGAAACGTCAACCGCCGTCCCGTCCGCCCCGATGCCGACCTTGATGCGCTGGTGCAGGACGCCGCCGATGTCGTCCGCCGCGACGACAGCGCCTGACCCGGGTGTATAGCCTACGTTGTCAGCCATGACCCCTTACCCGTGCGTGAGAGTAGCTGCGGTCAGGTCGACGCTCTGGCCGGAGGTGAACGTCGTGGTGCTGACGATGACGTTCGTGCCGCTGGTGCCGACCGTCAGGCCGTCGCAGACCACGGTGCCGGTGGAGTCCTTGAACCGGGCCAGCGCCGCGGTGCCGCTGTTCGACGCCGTGGTGCTGATCGGCAGGGCGCTGAACGACAGCACGCCGCTGGACACGGTGCCGCACGGGTCGTCCATCGTGACGGTCGCCAGCACGGTCGTGTAGCTGGTCGTGCAGACCTCCAACGTGCCGGACGCCGGGCCGCCGTCGATGGCGTCGCGCACCACCGTCATGCGGCTGTTCTTGACCGTGGTGCTGTAGTTAACCGCCATTGGCCACACCCCGCAGAGCCGCAAGGAAGTCGCGGGCTGCGCCTTCGAGCGTCGCGGCGGTGGCCTCGGCCTCGGCCTTCTTGGCGAGGGCGTCGCTGAGCGCGGTCTGCGCGGCGGCGGACGCCTTCTCGATGTCGCCCGCCTCGGCCTTGGCCGCCCGGACCAGCTCCAGCGCCTCAGCCTTGGCGGCCTTGAGCGCCTTGTCCGCCTCGGCCTTGAGCGCCTTGGCGTCGGCCACCGCGGCAGCCTTGGCCTTGTCGGCGTCGGAGAGCAGGGTGTTGGCCTTGTTGGCCATCTCGTCGGCGGCGGCCTTGGCCTTGATCACGATGGCCTCGGCTTCGTTCTTGGCCTTGGCGAGTTTTTCCGTGGCCTCGCTCCTTTTGGAGGAGGCCTCGTCGAAAGCCTTGGCGGCGTCGCCCGCGATGCCGAGATCCTGCTTGGCCTTGATCGCGGCGTCCTCGGCCTGACGCAGCATGTTGATGCGGTCAGCGAAGGCGGACCCACCCTCGGCGGCCAGAGCCACCTTGGCGGCGAAGTCCGAGTTGCCGCCTCCTGCAGTGAGCGTGTCGGTCATGCCCGGCTCCCTTAGTTGTACGCCACGCCCGACTGGACGAGGGTCAGTGCTGCTGTGCCCGTGCCCGCGGTCACGGTGATGCGGATGCCCCGGACGGCGAAGGCGTAGTTGCTGACCGCGTTCGCCGAAAGAGAGGCGAGGGTCGTGTGCGGGAACCACGTGGCCGAGGCGGGGGTGAAGTTGGCGGCGAACACGTCGTCGAACGTGTGCTCAACCGTGTAGGTGACAGTGCCCGTCACCTTGACCGCGACCCCGACATTGAAGGGGTTGAGCGCGATGTCCATCGGCACAACAGCGCTGCTGCCGATGCCGGTCTGGCTGACTGTCACTGGACGCATGGTGTCGTCTCCGAAAGGGGTGAGGGCCGATCCGAAGACCGGCCCCCGGAGTTAGGCGCCCGTGGTCTGGACGTAGTTGACGGTCACGCGGACCTGACCCGCAGTCGGCTGACCGACAGAAGTCACGGTGGCCACGAACGGCGCCGTGGCGCCGATGTCATCCATGGCCGCCAGCTGCGCCGCCGAGAAGGTCGGAATGGTCCGACCCGCGGTCTTGGCGTTGACGCCCGAGACGTACTGGGTGCCCGCAGCCGCGGTGCCCGCCGTCAGCGTCGCCGAAGTGGCGCTGTTGTAGGCGGTCAGCACGTCGCAGATGACGTTCACGATCTGGCTGTTGACCGGCAGGTTGAGCGTGCCGCTCTGGACCAGCGTCGCGTCGAAGTTGATCAGCATGGTCTGCGAGAGCACGACCAGTCCAATGTTGGCGCCCCGCGGATCCCCGGCTTGGATGTCGCCGGAGGCCAGAGGGCCGTTGTTGTGGGTTTGAGCCATGTGGCGAGTCTCCGAGTGAGGGGTGGATCAACGAGGTTGGAGCCGGGGTCACCCCCGGCTCCGTGTCTCGTCAGACGCCAGCGGTCCCGTAGATGCCGCGCGGATCGGTCCAGCCGAACGCATAACGCTCGGTGGCCTTGTACCGCATGGAGTCGGTCTCGAAGTCGCCTTCCATGGACTTCTCCAGCCCGCGGCGCTTGGCCAGCTTCAGGCCTTCGGGCGCATCGGTCTGGATCCACCAAGCGGTGGTCGAGGTGATACGCGCGAGGTTGGCCTGACCGCCCTTGAGCATGCCCATGGACTTCACCGGGTTGATGTCGTTGTTGGCCGTGCCAGCGCGCAGGGCCGAGTTCAGGATGACCTCGGCTTGAAACACGTTGGAGGGGCCGGTCACGAGCTGAGTGCCGGTGAGCCGGATGCGCTTGCCGTTGCTGTCGACGGCGTTGCGGATCTGGATCAGGAGCTGCTCCACCGAGGTCTGGGACATCGCCGCAGCGGTGCTCAGGACGTTGGAGAAGGTGCCGTTGACGATCGGGTGGTTGTTGGCCACCAGCGCCACGCCGTCGCCGCCCTGATACGAACCGTTGAAGGAGCGGTTCAGGACGTTGGCGCCGAGGGTCTCCTTGGTCTCGACCAGCGACTGGGCGAGGTGCTTGGAGTAGGTCGAGCCGATGCGGATGTGGTCGCCGTCCTCGACAAGGACCTTGGTCAGGGCGAAGGCCAGACCGTAGACCTTGTAGATGTAGCGCTGCAGGAAGAGCACGCCGCCGGACTGGTAGGTGACGGGCATGCCGTCGGGCAGTTCGGGGGCGGCGCCCATGCCGTAGAGAACAGGCTCTTCGTGGTAGTTCCGCGGCGTGCCGCTGAACTCCTTGAAGACCTGCTTCCACTCGTCGGCGCGCTGGTCGTAGATGCCGTCGAACTCTTCGTTCATGATCGGCTCGACGATGGACCGGAAGTCGGTTGACCTCATGGGGTTAGCCATTGCGTGGGTCCTCCTTAGAAGGCGACGCGGTCAGCGACGAACTGGTGTTCGGCGATCTGGACCTGAAGGATGACGAAAGAGTCGCCGAACGCATTGTCGGGACCGGGCGAGGCGTTCAGGATGCGCAGCGACGCACTGGCGGCGGTCGTCAGCGTGGCGGCGTCGAGCATGAGCTGCGACAGGCCAGTGACGGTGGAACCGGCGGTGATGGTCGTGAAGTCAGCCTGAGAGCCGATGTCCGCCACGGCGATGGTCGCCGAGGACTGGATCTCGTAGACGATGGACGGGTCGATCGTCGCGTAGGCCACGATGTCAGTGGCCGAGGTGCCGGACACCCAGCGGTTGGACACGCGGCGGCGCCCTTCGCTGTCGGTGAACTCGACGCCTTGGAAGGTGCCGACGAAGCGGTCGCCGATGGCGGCGGCCTCAAGGGTCCCGTTGGTGCCGATCTTGACCGGCTGGTTCTGGAGGATGTTCGCGCCGTATCCCGTGATGATCGACATGGCGACGGGACGAACCACGCCGCTGGGCGAATAGACGGGACGGAGGCCGAACGGTTGGGAAGTCGCGGGCATTGCGTCTTACCTCATTCGAGGGGGTTGCGGGAACCCGACTAGGAGAAGACCCCCCGGGCGGGTTGGTTGGATCCGAGTTCTGCCATGCCGTCTTCCATTTCGATCGGAAGGCCGTCCCCTCGTCCTTGCTCCACGAGCCGCTGGGCGTCGTAGTTCAGGCGTTCGGCTTCTCTGGCGGGGGCCTCGTGGTGAGCTTCCTGCATGAACGCCAAATAGAGGTTCATGGGCAGCTTAAACGCGAGCATCTCGTTGACGCCGATGCACCCTGCGTACTCACCCGTCTTCAGGGTGGCGTGGTCCAGACCGGGTGCGTCTTCCGCAGTCACCGGCATGTACCCCAGCATCATCCTGCGATGGATGCTGTCGCGGGGGTTCGTCGTCGTCAGCCAGCACACATGGTAGCCGGGGATCGGCGGCAGGTCAGGCAGAGCATCGTTGAACATCTGCTGGCGGAACATCGTCAGCCGGTCGTCATCGGTCCTCACACGATCCTCGGTGACGTGACGGTCACCAGCCGCGCGAGACCGGCGTCCAGCACCGATTTCCTTCTTCAGCCTATCATCCTCTTCGTGCATTGTCTCGTCCTTTCTTTCAGCGCGCGTTGGCGCCGGAGTTGCGGTCGTACTTGGCGTAAGCGCGGAGGTACTTTTCCCGCAGGACGGGATCCTCCCAAGCGCCCAGCTCCTCAAGCGCGGCGCGGCGTTCGGGCGTGACGAACACCGTGTTCTTGCGGGTGGTGGGCGGTGCGTGCTCGCGGGTGGTTCCCATGGGCGGAGCCTTGTTGCGTCGGGGTGCGGGAGCCGCGGGCGCGGCGTCGCCGGACGGATTGAAGGCCTCGTTGATGCGCCGGGTCAGCTCGAAATAGTAGTCGGGCGTGCGGGGGTTGAGCCCCTCGCGCGTCAAGGCCTCGTCGATGCGCCGGGCCGTGACGGACGCGATGTCGGTCCCGTTCGGCTTGTACCAGTCGTTCTCCTCGACCCACTGCTGGGCGTAGGAGCGCACGATGGGGTCCGCGGCGGGCGTCGCCCGGGACTGGTTGAAGCGCTCGACGTCCTGAGACAGCTGGGCCGCCCGGACGCGGGCGTCGTCGCGCAGGTTGATGGCCGCGGCCACGTCGTCGCCGTTGCCCGCCTCGACGGCCTTGGCGATGATCTGCTCCGCGCGGCGCACGTCGATCTCGGCGTTGCGCAGGGCGGCGTGCAGGTTGTTCTCGATCTGCGACTGGCTGACGCCTTCAAGCTGGTTGAGCCGCTGGACGAGGGTCGCGTTCAGCTCGCGCTGCGCGCGCAGGTCGGCTTCGAGGCGCTGCTTGGCGATCTTCTGCGCCTGCCTGCGCTTGAGCCGCTTGGCGCGGTTGCGGCTGATGGCGCCTTCGTCGCTCTCTTCCTCGTCCTCATCCTCGTCGTCCCCGAGGCGGACGTCTTCCTCGTCTTCCTCAGGCTCTTCGGGCTCGGGCGCCGGAGCTTCCGCTTCGCCGCCCTCGGGGATGTCATCGGTCTCGATGATGACCAGCTCTTCCGTGTCCTCTTCGGTCGAGGCCATGCGCGTCTCCTTTGCGCTAGATGAAGGCCTTGATGGCCAGCGGGTCGCCGGTCACAAGGCCAAGGATGTCGAGGTCGTTGAACAGGGCGAGGATGGCTTCATCCTCTCCATCGTTCGTCATCACCGTCCAGCGATCTCCGCCGTACTTCGGGACGCGAACAAAATCGCCCGGCGCGCACCACGCACCTTCAGGCCAAAGGGTCATCTTCTCGCGGTTGTGGAAGGCGAGGGGGCCAACGGCGAGAACCTTGGCCACCTGCGTGTTGTAGTGCTCGGTCTCGCGGACGTCGTCCGTCAGGATGATGCCGCCCTTCGTGACCTTCTTGGGGGTCCGAAACTGGACCAGAACCCGGGAGCCGAAGGGGCTGACCAGCGGGTCACAGGGCGGGAAGGCCTCCTCAAGGGTGCCGTAGTCGAACGCGACCTTGTTCGCGATGCTTTGCATGTGTGCTCCTCATGCGTTGTAACTCTTGCGCTCCTGCTCCTGAAAAGCGTTCAGGAGCAGGTCGCGCACGCGCTGGTAGCCTTCGTGCAGGCCGACGGCTCGGCCATACTCGAAGGCGTCACGTCCCGCAGGCGTCGACAGGAGCGTGTTGGCGACGCGCGCCTGCTCCATCTCGATCATCCTGACGATCATCTCGGGGGTCATTTGGGCGGCAGCGGGCCCTTGCGCTCACTGCCGGGGATGGGCTTGCCCATCGCCATGCGCTTGTGCTGGTTGATCGGGCCCGAGGGCGCCGCGGGGGACTTGGCCATGTCAGCCTCCGTTGGGGTTGGGGTTCTGCGAGGGGTTCGCCGTCTGCCCGTGCTCGATGTTGAGCAGGGCCAGATCCATCGCCGTGCGGTTGTCGGCGTCGTTCATCGAGATGCGCGACTGCACGTCGAGCTTGAGCCGCGTGTCCTCGCGCTGCTCCTGCATCTGCTCCAGCTCTCGCTGCATGTTGAGCTTGGCCTGCGCCACCTGCTGGTCGAACTGCAGGCGCAGCTGGTCCATCTGGTGCTCGAACTGCATGCGCTGCTGGTCCATCTGCGCCTTCATCTGGTCGGCCTTGGCGCGCCGCTCGGTCTCGGCCTGCGCCGCGGCGATCGCCGGGTCCGGCGGAGGTTGGGGCGCCATGGACTGCATCATCTGGATGGCTTGCATGATGACGGGGTTCAGGGCGCTGAAGGCCTCGTTCGCGCTCTTCGACACCGTCGTGGCGGCCTCGGACAGGAGCCGGTCGAAGGCCTGCTTGTCCTCGACGCTCTTGTTGTTCTTGGCCGCCTCGCCGAGGTCCATGCCCGTGGCCTCGTTGCCCAGCTCGTAGACCTGCTGGGCGTACCACATGGCAAGGTGCTCCTTGATGTGGTTCAGCACGCCGGGCAGGAACTGCTGGGCGATGAGGGGGTTGCCGCCCAGCGTCGGGTTCAGCAGGTAGGTCAGGTGCGTGTTGAGGTGCGCGACGTGGTCCTGCTGCGGGAAGGCGACGACGGGTCGGCCCATGGTCATGGCCACGTTCTCGGCGACCGCGTTCTGCTCCTGAGGCTCGACGGGCGGGACCAGCAGGTCCTCGGCGTTGGGCACCTTGAGCGTCTCAAGGATGCGCTCCTCGACCTTGCGCGCGTTGTAGAGCATCGGCATGGCCGCCGCCCGCTGGGCGATGGTCTGGATCTGCGCGATGCGCTGGGTCTCGGAGAAGATGTTGGGGTCGCTGACGGGGACGACGTCCATCGGCCCGGAGAAGTCGGCCTGCTTGGCGATCTCCTCGCCGACCTCCTCCTTCTGCTTCGCGTCGTCGAGGTACATCCCGTTGAGGCGGTGCAGGATGCCCAGCAGGCGCGCCATGGCGTTGTGCAGGCGCATGTGGATGGCGCTGAACACCACCATGCCCTGCTCGATCTTGGCCATGGTGGTGCCGACGGGCACGTTGGCGTTGCCGTCCGACACGTCGTCCATGGTCGTGCGCACGACGCCCTTGCCGGAGTCGACGAGGAAGCCGAGGAGCTGGAACAGCACGCCGGAGGGCGGGTTGAACGGCAGGGGCATGGCGATCTTGCGGACGTCGTCCACGTTGATGCCGCCCTCGATCTCCGTCACCTGCGTGGGTTGGATCTCGACGCTCTGCCCGCCGATCCCGGCGCCCTTCAGCTTCAGCATGCTCTGGCTGTTGCTGATGTGCGCGGAGTCGAGGAGCGCCCGCAGGGCCCCGGTGGCCGCGGCGGACAGGCCGCCAATCATGTGCGTGATGCCGATGGGGTACGCCCCGCGCCAAGGCACGAAGGGGAACTCCACGAACCACTGCAGCTCTTCGCGGCTCTCGTCGTCCTCGTCCCAGTTGCGGTAGATGCTCAGCACCTCCGACGTGGTCTTGTCGACGGTCAGGATGTACGGCGCCGGGCCGTCCTCGATGTCGAGGTTGGTGTAGATCTCGAAGACCGTGCGCAGGCCGTCCTCGTTGAAGGCGCTCTCCGTGCGCCCCTCGATCTTGTCGTTGGCGATGTCGGCTTTGCTGCGCTCGGGGTCCGACGAGGGGGGCAGGATGTCCACGTCGCGGTACATGCCGCTCGTGACGCGCTCCTCGTAGTCCTGAGCCGTCAGGTACTGCACGTGGGTCTTGCGCTGCGCCGTGTAGAAATTGGTCGCCGCAAACGGGATGAACATCTCGTCGACGGCCACGAACAGGAACTGGGGCCGGTTGCGCGCCTCGTTCCACGTCACCTTCATGTACTGCACGCCGCTCAGGGGCACCTGCGTGAGCAGCTGCTCCAGCTCGGAGCGGAACTCGTGGCACTGGGTCGTCAGCTGCCAGTTCATGAAGTCGGTCTTGCGGCGCGCCTTCAGGACCTTGTCGCGCGTGACCCTGCCCGGGATGAAGTCCTTGACGGGCCCCGCGGCGGGGAACAGCTCCTTGATGGCGCGGGACGAGAAGTCCACGCACGCCTCGGTCAGGAGGGGATGCACGACCTTGCTGGCGCCTTGGAACTGGGCGCCGCCCGGCGCGTCGTCGCCGAGGCCCGTGCGTCGGATGCCCTCCTCGTACTGCTCGTCGCGCTTGGCCCGCGCGTCCTTGTCCTTCGTGATCAGGTCAAGGTACTGCGTGGCGATCTTCTTGAGCACACCCGGGTCGAGGGTCTCGGCGAGGTTGTCGAGGAAGCCTTCGGAGGGCTCGTCGCTCTCCTCGTCGCCCAGCGTGACGATCGCACCGCCGTCCGGCGTGTACTCAACGCCGTCGTCTTCCTCGGTGACGGGGATGTAGGCGCCTTCGTCGAGATCGTCAGACGGCATACGGGTTCACGATCCTCTTGGGCGCGACGTACCCGTCGCTGGCAGACTTGTTTACACGCATTACACCCGAAATCAGGCCCTTGTCCATAAGCAGGCGCGCGGCTTGGCTCACGGAGTCGACGTAGTCGTCGTGCTTGATCGACTTGTCGCCGCGGAAGGCGCACACCTGCTCCAGCATGGGCTCGACCCACGTCTTGGGCTTGCCGGGGCGCTTCTCGCTCTCCGGCAGCCAGAACAGGCCCTTCTGGAAGAGGTGGCTGACGACGTGCAGGCGCGACGTCTTGTCCGCCCGGCCCGGGTTGTAGGCGTAGGCTTGGATCCCCTCGCGCTCCAGAGACTGGCGCAGGCTGATGCCGCTGCCTTTGTCCTCGATGAGCACCATGTCCGGCTTGCGCCCGGCGCCGGTCTGGCGCACCGGCCCAAGCAAAGGCTGGATGACCGGCTCGTCGGCGTCGTCGCCGTACGACACGTTCAGCTCCTTGCGGACGCGCTTGAGCAGGTCGGGCAGGCCGAGGTGCTCGCTCCAGCAGTCGAGGAGGAGCGCCTTCATGACCCCCTCGTGCCAGAAGACGCCCCAGACCGTGCAGGCCGATGCGTCGGGGTCGTGCGTGCGCCGGTCGAGCGTCTTCTCCGTGAAGGCCGTGTCGAGGGACATGACGATCCACTCGAACTTGGGCAAGGGCTTGCTGGCTGGCCACATCTTGAACCACGACCGGGCGATGATGCCGCCCTCCTCGGCGTCGATCAGCTCACCGTACAGCTCCTGACGACCGAGGGTCGTGCCCTCGTACTGCGCGATCTGCTCATAGAACGACTCCGGCAGGTTCGCGCGGTTGTCGAAAGTCGAGCCCGTGGTGATGACCCGGCCCTTCTTCGCCTTCGTCAGCCTGCGCACCAGATCGCGCGGCTTGGGCGTTGTCGTCCAGACCACGCGGGGCATGGCGCCGAGGCGCAGGCCCATCATGGCCATGTCCCACGTCTCTTCGCCCTTCGTCCACGCCGCCAGCTCGTCGCCCCAGATCCGGGCGAACTGCGGGCCGCGCAGTCGCTCCGGCTCCTCCGCCGAAAATCCGCGGATGATCGCCGGTTTGCCCGACTCCGTCCTGATCGTGATGATGAGGTTGGTCTTGTTGTAGTCGAGCACCAGCTCCTGAGGCATGATGTGGAGCAGGCCAGCGGGCCCCTCGAAGCACGTGTGCCGCACGTCGTTCAGCGTCGGCGCGATCACGGCGCTGGGATGAGCGAGGGGGTCATAGTAGGCGTCGTGCAACAGCCATTGGGCCCCCGTGAGGGTCTTGCCGAAGCCTCGACCGGCCATCAGGCCCCACTCGACCCATGGTCCTTCGGGCGGCTCCTGCTTCTCGCGGGCCGTCAAGGCCCACTCCATCTGCCATTTGATGGCCACCACCTGCTCGATCGGCAGTTGGCCCGAGGAAACCGCGTCAAACAGCGTTTTACGCTGCTCTTCCGTGAGCTTTTTGAAGGGTAGCATGGCGCTCCAAGCCCGTTTGGGCCGAATTACGACCGTTTTTTGGTCTCTGCAAGCCCCTGCACCGGAAAAAGTGCGTTTTTGGCGTAAAAACTGCAAAAAATTGCAATTTTTGGGCGTTTTTGGCTGATTTTTAGGGGGGCGGGGTTGCGGGGAGCACCTTACAGGGTGCACCTATTGGTCATTTTTGAAAAAATTGGTGAGTGGGGGTGGAACAATTCTCAGGGCACCCGGAAACGGGGGTATGGGGTCCACAGCATCTCGCCCCCAGCCCCCTCCCAGCCCGGCCCTGCACCCGAAAAGCTCAATGATATCAGCCACTTGGCCAGCTGCGCCGAGCCCAGACCCATGGCTCACGGCCACGCTGCCCTGCGCCATCGGCCTGCAGCACGCAGGCTGCAGCACACCGCACCGGAGATCGCCACCGGCTGGGTGCAGGTGGGATGTGGCAGTTGGTAATGGGTTACCTGAGGCAGGCTGCCGCTGGCTGGGCGTGGGAGGAGACCCCCAGCCCCAACCCGGCCGGATGGGAGCCCCTCACCACACCCAAGCCCTTGATAACACTGGACTTCCTGCCTGCCCTACGCGCGCGCACCTATAATGTGCAATCGGCTGCATCTTTTTGGTTGCAGACATGTTCAAACGGGTCCATACGTTGGCTCCCGGCTGTACCGGGGCCACACAACCTATGGAGACCTGACATGACCTTCACTCGTGAAAACCTCGAAGCCCTGATCGCTGAGTGCGGATCGTTCCTCCCGGCAGACGCTGGATACCGGGAGTGCGCCGACCTCGACGGGCAGGCCGCCCACCTGTTCCTGCAGGCCCTCGGATACTCCGTCCTCGGCCACCAAGACCGGCACACCCACGGCTGCGCCTACACCGCTTGCGGCGTGATCCTGAGCACAAACGGGTTCGTCCACCGCGACATCAACTTGGCGTGGAAGCTCCACCGCAAGGCCTGACCCCTCTCACCCCAGCCCGGGGCATCCCGCCCCGGGCCCACCACCCCATGGAGACCTGACATGACCTTCGCCCCCACCCCCCAGCAGGAAGCCTTCCTGAGCGCCCTGCGCACCACCACCTCGAACATCGCTCTGGAGGCCCGCGCGGGCTGCGGCAAGACCTCGACGCTCCTGCTGGGCGTTGACGTCGTGCGCGACCTGAACGCCCGCAACCGCGTGATCCTCGCCGCTTTCAACAAGGCGATCGTCGAGGAGGTCGAGACCAAGCTGACCAAGGCCGGTCACGGCTTCCCGCACGTGCAGGCCAAGACCGCCCACGGCCTCGGCCTGAGCCTGCTCAAGGACGCTGGCATCGACACCCGCCGAGGCCTGAACGCGCACAAGGTCCGCGACCTGATCACCGCCGCCGGGCAGTCCGACGGCCTGTACCGCGACTACGCCTCGACCATCTCCAAGCTCGTCTCGCAGGCCAAGCAGGCCGCCCTCGGCGTGTTCGGGTCCGCCTCGGACGTCGAGCGCTGGCAGGGCCTCGCTGACCACTACGGCATCGAGCTGGAGGACGCCTACGCTGCGCGGATCATCGCGGCGGCTCAGGACGTTTACACGCGGTCCTGCGCCGACCGCGAGACGTTCGACTTCGACGACATGATCCTCCTGCCTCTGCTGGCCAAGCTGTCGTCGCGCTTCCCTGCGGACTTCCTGTTCGTGGACGAGGCGCAGGACCTGAGCCCGGCCCGGCAGGCCCTGCTGGCCAAGTTCGTGAAGCCCCGCTTTGGCCGCCTGATCGTCGTGGGCGACCCGGCGCAGGCGATTTATGGCTTCGCCGGGGCCGACGCGCGGGCCTTCCAGAACCTGATCAGCGACTGGCGCTGCACCGTCCTGCCCCTGTCCGTCACCTTCCGCTGCCCCAAGGCGGTGGTCGCCGAGGCTCAGAAGATCGTGCCCGACATCACCGCCGCAGACAGCGCTCCCGAGGGCGTCGTGCGCAGCGAGGCGTCCCTGCCGCCCGTCCTCATCCCGGGCGAGGACGCGATCCTTTGCCGGAACACCGCCCCGCTCATCTCTCAGGCCTACGCGCTGATCCGCGCGGGCATCCCGGCCAAGGTCGAGGGTCGGGACATCGGGGAGGGCCTCGCCGCCCTCGCGCGACGCTGGAAGGTGCGCACGTGCGCCGAGCTGCTGGCGCGCCTCGACGCGCATCAGGAGCGCGAGGCCGCCAAGCTCGCGAAGCGGCCCGACGGCGAGGAGCAGGTCGAGCGCCTCGCCGACCGCCTCGACACCCTGCGCGAGATCGTCTTCGCCTGTCAGGCCAAGGGCCTGCAGCTGGTGACCGACGTCACCTCGGCCATCGCCGACCTGTTCGGCGACGACGTGTCGAAGACGAAGGCGGCTGTGACGCTGGCCACGTACCACCGCTCGAAGGGCCGGGAGTGGGAGCGCGTCTTCCTGCTGGAGCACGCCGCGCGCTGCCCCTCCCGGGCCGCCCGCCAGCAGTGGCAGCTGGAGCAGGAGTACAACCTCGCCTACGTGGCCATCACCCGCGCCAAGCGCGAGCTGGTCTACGTCGGCTGACCCCAGCCCCGCCCCGGGTTCGCCCGGGGCGGGATCTGAAACAATTCGTGATTGGCACCCGCTTGGGTGCAGGAGTACAGAGGAGGTGCGTTTACACGCGCCGAACAGAGGAGACCTGACATGATCCACCAGACCATCCAGCACACCACCCGCGAGGGCTGGCTCCACGCCTTCGCCGAGGCCGCCCGCCCCCGCTTCATCGAGGCTGGGCACCCCCTGCCTGAGACCCTGCGCATCGGCATCGGCTGGGGCAGCGGCGGGGCCCGCTCGCGGGCCATCGGCGAGTGCTACTACGGGGCCGCCAGCGCAGACGGGGTCCGCGCTATCATCATCACGCCCGGTGCGGGCATGGATGACGCCGCGCGTGCCGCCGACGTCCTGACGCACGAGCTGGCCCACGCCGCTCTGCCGGAGGGCGTCGGGCACAAGGCCCCCTTCAAGCGCCTCGTGACCGCCCTCGGCCTCGAAGGCAAGGCGACGGCCACCGTGGCCGGGGATGCGTGGCGTGCGTGGGCCCTGCCCATCATCGAGAGCCTCGGCCCCTACCCCCACGCCGCCCTGTCAGCCGGGTCCACCGGCAAGAAGAAGCAGAACACGCGCATGCTCAAGGCCGAGTGCTCCGAGTGCGGGTACACCGTGCGCGTCACCCGCAAATGGCTCGACGTCGGCTCTCCGCGCTGCGGCTTGTGCGAGGACGCGCCCCGCCTGATCTGCGAGGACGCCGGGGGAGAGGAGGGAGACGACGAGTAGGCCTCAGGCGGGCCCCTCCAGAGCCTTGCGGGGCTCTGGCAGGGGCACGGGCCGGGACACGCCCTCCAGCGCCTCCTGAGGCTTCTGGAGGGCCTCCATGGGCGCCACAGGCCTCAGCAGGGCCATCACCTCGATCACCGCCGGGTTCAGCTGCAGCTTGTTGCCCTCGGCGTCGGCCAGCTGCGTCCGCTCTCCGTACCGCCTCGGGTCGAGGCGTGCGAGGAGGCGCAGCCTGTGGTCCGCCCTCGCCTTGTCCCTGCTGGCCTCCGTCGGCACACCCTCGACCGGGGCCAGCCCATCGACGATGTCGAGGCTCTCCTCCGCAATGATGTCGTAGCAGACCTCCTTGGCCTCCTGCACCGCCTGCTCCAGAGCGGGATCCTGCCGCCTCCAGTCCCTCCACCGCGTGGGCGGGATGTCGAGCTGCCGGAGGGCCTTGTGCATCAGGACGCCCTTGCGCATCCGCTCCAGCACCTCTTCAACCTGCACCCAGTCGATTGCCACCGCGCGACCTCCTCCGTGAACGAGGGTTCCAGCATACCACACCCCCACCCTCCACCGCTACCCGCCAAGGGCTTCCTTGACGACGGGGACCTGCACCCTTCTGCTTGCTACCTGTCCGGGTCCTCTGCACCCTGTCCTGTGCACCCCCTCCCGCCCCTCTCCCCCTCCCACCCCGCTCCCCTCAGCCCCTGCCCCAGCCGCCCACCGCCCCGCCAACACCAGCAACACCGGGCCTGAGCACCCCGTGCAACACCGCAACACGAGGGGCCCCCTCTAAAGAGGGGCCCCCCGACGTGTTGCAGTGGTGTTGCACTGGCGGGGTGCCTGCGGGTCTTACAACACGTTGCAACATGTTGTGCCGTGTTGCGTGTTGGCACCCAGAAAAGCGCCACCAAAAACGGCACCTTTTATGTTACAATTCGTGATCAAAATCTGCACCTTCCCTGTTGCACCCACCCCCTCCCACCTGTACAACACTCTCAGAGGCGACGCGGTGAGACAGCCACGTCGATGTCCTCGACCCCCGCTCCGGGGCCGGGCTGCCCGGGACAGGAGGCGAGGCGGGGCGCTCTCCCCGCCGCCTTGGAGACCTGACATGTCGCGCAACGGCCTCACCCTGACCGAGCAGACGCTGCTCGCATCCGCCAACAGCCGCGGCGTGGTCCACTTCCAGACCTACACCAAGCGCCGCGGATACGCCTTCTACACGGTCGGCGGGCGGGAGCTGCGCGCCGCGCAGAAGCTCGTCAAGCGCGGCCTGCTGCGCGAGGGGGAGCACAAGTCCAGCTCGACCTACGTGCGGTACTCCATGGGCTACCGGCAGGAGCGCTGGACCGACCACTTCTTCCACACCGTTCTGTAGCGTTTACACGACCTCACACAGGAGACCTGACATGAAAGACTACATCTACGTGGGATCCGCCCCCACCGACGAGGACTGCGTCCAAGTGACGCGGGACGCGGACTACCTGCCCGCCATGCGCGCGGAGTGCCTGCGGTACATCGCCGCCCTGCGCGCCAAGTACGGCCCGGAGCCTGAGGGCGCGGAGCTGCGCCTGAAGCGGGAGGGGCACGACTTTGGGCCGTACATCGAGGTGGTGTGCGTCTTCGACCCCACCGACGACGCAGCCGTCGAGTACGCCTACGACGTCGAGGGCGGCCTGCAATTCTGGCCGGAGGAGGCCTGACATGACCTACCGCACCGTCACCATCGAGCTGAACCGCCGCGCGTCGACGATCGAGGCCCACGCCTCGGTCGTCCGGCGGGCCCTGACGGGCAGCTTCACCACCGAGGCGTCCCTCGACGCCGCCCTGCGCGCAGCGCGCCACCTCGCCGCCGAGGCCCAAGCCCTCGCCGCACATCTGCAGGCCCAAGCCCTCGCCGCACAACCGGAGACCACGCCACAGTGAAGAAAGTCCTTGCACCCCCAGGGGTGCGGGTGTACGGTCTGACTGTGAACGCAAGGAGATCTGACGTGATCCGGTATGTGGTTACCAACCCCGACGGGGACGCCGTCGCAGAGGGCCTCACCTCCGAGGAGGCCGGGCGCCTGATCCTGTCCTACTGCTCGCACAGCATCAAGCCGTGGGGCAGGGGGTGGCTGCTGCGTGTAAACGGCACCCCGCGCCGCGGCGTGGGCCCCGGCTGCACGCGCGAGGAGGCCACGGAGATCATGTTGCGCGGCGTGGCGCGCGACGCCCGCATCGAAGATGGATGGCCCGCCGAGGCCCGCTTTCAACCCGACAGGGAGAGTGAATGATGACTGACGAAGAGCTGGACAAGGCGCGAGCCGCCGAGGCTTGGCGTGTTTTCTCGACCAGCGATGCCGACTTTACAATCGAGGCGCTTGGGGAGATCGCCGCCCGCCTAGCCCGCGAAGGCTGGACGCCGCCCGTTGACCCGGACCTGCTGGTAGCGCGGGAGATCGCGGCGAAGGGGTGGGGCGAAGTGGGTTTGGGTTTGTCCACGGCTGAAACCGCCGCCCTCGTCACACAGACCCTTGCGGGGAGCTACGACACACATCTGTTTGTCCGCGCCGCCCTCGCCGCCTACAAGGCCGGGCGAGAAGCCGAGGCCGAGCGGGCGAAGGTGCTGCTGGCGGCGCTGGACGACATGCAGAAAAACAGCATGACCGTTTGGAGCGCCCGCGCAAGCGCCGCCCTCGCCGCCTACAAGGCCGGAAAGGCGACTGGAAAAGGCCCTCGCTGACTACAAGGCTTGAAACAATTCGTGACTTGCACCTGAACGGGTGCGGAGCTACTTTCTGACTGTGGCCACTGGGGCCGCAAGGAGACCTGACATGGACAACTACACCGCCGTCGGCCTTGCCGAGGGTTTCATCGAGACGGACGACGAGACGCAGGTCGTCGCCGCATGGCAGCACCTGCACGACACGGGCCTCGCCTACCAGCTGCAGGGCTGGTTCGGGCGCACCGCCCAGCACCTCCTCGCGGAGGGGGTGATCCAGTGATTGAACAGCACACGCCGGGGCCTTGGCGCGTCATCCATTATGATGCAGGAGATAGACCCTATCGAGACCATAACGGTCCGTGCCCCGGCATTTTTGCATCCGAAGAACAGGATTGCAGCATAGTCCATTGGGATGGATTCAAACAAAAGCATTGGTCATCCGCAAACGGGAATCAAAAACAGATAGAAGCCAACGCCCGCCTGATCGCCGCCGCGCCAAGCCTCCTGAAGGCTCTGGAGGATCTGCTGGCCAGTGACTTGGTCCGGCTTGGGTGGCTGCCGTTGCCCGGCACGCCCGACTTCCCTGAAATGAGCCTCAGCCTTCGTGAGCGCGCCGCGCCGATCTTCGCCGCCCGCGCCGCCATCGCCGCGGCGCGTTTACACAACCCCCAAACACAGGAGAGCGGGGAATGAGCACTGAAATGGATGTCGCCAAGGCGCTGGTCCGAACGGCCCTCGCCAAGGGGTACAGGGTCGTCATCTGGGACGGCTTCAGCGAGACCGACGACGGTCTGCGGGACATGCTGTACCTGATGCCGCCCGGGGAGGTCCCCGACGCGGTTCTGGAGGACGCGCTGGGGCGCACGGAGGAGGACAGCATCTACCTCACCACGCCGGACGGGAAGCACCTCGGCACCCTGTGGCTGATCTGGGGCAACGACCCGAGCGGCGAGGAGCTGGTCGCGGACATGACCTCCACCGACGCCGCCCGGGACGTCGTCAACGACGTCAACCGCTCCTTTGGCTTCGAGGTGTACGAATGACCCACATCACGTACACAGCTGGCGGGGGTGGCGGTGGCGGGATGTCCACCGTGCCGGGCCCCATCGAGCGCGACAGGGACAGGTACATCCGCTACCTCGCCGTCAACGCGTGGATCAACGGCGACAGGGTGTACCTGCTGAAATACGCCAACCTGCAGGGCGCCGACCTGTCGGACCTGAACCTGTCGGGCGCACACCTGAGCTGCGCCAACCTCCGCGATGCGTGTCTGGTTCGCACAAACCTGTCGGGCGCAATTCTGGGTCACGCCGACCTGTCAGGCGCGCAGCTCAACGGCGCAAACCTGAAAGCGGCCCAGCTGCAGCACGCCAATCTGCAGGGTGCGCGGCTGGATGCCGCCATCATCCCCTTCGCAGGGTTCTACGGGGCGAAACTTGAGGGGAGCACCTTCCTCGAGGCTAGATACCTCAAAGAGGCGAACCTGTGCGGAGCGAGCTACTACGGCGAGCTGCGCCGGTACGCCATCAGCGCAGATCGCGGGGACTACGTGTTCCACCTGCTGAAGTACGACGACGGCCCGCCCAAGGTCCGCGCCGGGTGCCGCCTGTTTACACTCTCCGAGTACCGCAGGCACACGTGGTCCTATTTCGGGTCGCGCAAATGGCGCCAGACCCGAGCCATCCTGAAACTGTTCGAGGCATACAAATGACCCGCAAATATCGCAGATGGACTGAAGCCGAGGACCTGACCCTGCGCACGCGGTACGCTGCGGGGGACAGCTACGAGGACATCGCCCTCATCCTCGACAGGGAGCTGCACTCCGTGCGCTGCCGCGTGTATGACCTGCGATGCACGGATCCGAACGACGAGGCTCTCGCGCGCCGCAAGACGCGCCCCAAGCCTCGCCTCGCCCTGTCGTGCGCTCCGCCCCATCAGGGGCCTCAGGAGCCGCCCCCTGCGGCGCCCTCTCGCCCGGGCGGGTGGCTCAGCGAGGCGCTGGACGACGTGCGGTACAGGCTCGACGTCCTGCGGCAGCAGGAGGCGGACATCGCCTCGGCCCGGGCCGCTCTTGAGCAGACCCTGTCCGTTCTGGAGGGCCTGCGCATCGGCTGAAACAATTCGTGATTTGCACCCATATAGGTGCAGTGCTACTGTCTGAGGGTGGGGAGCGGGGCCGTGGTGGCCCTGCCCCACGGGAGACCTGACCATGACCCAAGTGTTCAAGAAGTCCGACGCCCTCACGCACTGGGCCGCCCTGCCCAAGGACGCCCCGCTCCGCCCCCACGCGATCGCGTACAAGTCGCGCGGCTCGACCTACGGCCACGACGGGGTGCGCGTCGAGGGGTCCCGGGACTTCATCGACGCCGTCCTCGGGCGTCTCTCCGACCTGCTCGACATGGAAAGCGACGACACCCGGATCAGCATCTCGTACCAGACGGTCGAGGCGAGGCCGGGCAAGGACCACAACGGCGGCGAGTACGTCTGCTACCTCAAGTTCCACGAGCGGGGGCCTGAGGCGCGCATCGCCAACCGCGTCTTTGGACGCGCCGCCTGAAGGCGCATTGCACCCCACCCGGTGGGGTGCTACCTTCCTCTCAAGGAGACATCCCATGACCCTTCAATTCATCATCGCCGCCCTGTGGCTCGCCCTGTTCGCTCACTCGATGTACAGCATCGGGGTTTCCAGCGACCGGGCGGGGTGGTGGCTCGCCGCCATTGCGCAGGCCGTTCTCGCGATCAACACCTTCATCGGGGCGTTCGCCGAATGAAACGCGACCTCATCTGGTGGGCGTGGCAGATCTTCTGCGCCCTCATCATCGCCGCCAGCCTAACGGCCTTCCTGTCCATCGCCGTGAGCCTGATCCCATGACCCCGGACACGTACGTCGTCGTCACCCCCGGGGCCGACGGACACCCCGACCGCGTCGCGCTGATGACGATGGACCGGGACGAGGCGGTCACCGAGGCCAAGCTCCTGTCCGCCTACCACCCCTTCGTTTTCCTCGGGCGCCTCGACACCATCGTCATCGCCCTCCCCACCAGCAAGGAGACCTGACATGCCCCCGTCCCCCGAAGACATCGCCGCCCTGCGCTCCGCGTTCCGGGCGGCGCAGCAAGCCGCAGCCGACGCTCACCTCGCCTACATGCAGGCCATGGCCCGAGAGATCCGGGCCCGCGACGCCATCGAGGACGCCCTGCGCGACGCCCGGGAGGACGAGACATGCGCCTCCTGACCCTCGCCTTGGCGGCCAGCCTGTGCCTGCCTCCGCCCGCCCACGCCGTCGCGTCCAGCGAGACCGCCAAGGCCCTGTACGAGGACTGCACGGCTGACGACGACACCTACCTCAAGGTCGCGTACTGCGTCGGCCAGATCCGCGGTATGGTGATCGGCGCCCAGATCGCCTTCACCGCCGAGGAGCTGACCCTGTGCTACCCCGACGACGTGCGGAACCGGGAGCTGCTGCAGGCCTTCCTCGACTACTACCGCGACAACCCGTCTAAACGTCTTGAACCCGCCTTCGTCACGGTCGTCCTGTCCGTCACGACGCGCTGGCCGTGCACCGGAGGCAAGCGATGACCCCCACCGAACAAGCCCGCCGGGCGGTGGGCTACGCGCTCGAAGAGGCCGAGATGTTCGACGGCATGACCCGCGCGGACGTTGAACGCCACCACACCGCCTTTGATGCTATGCCTGACACGCTACTGGTATCGCTGGCCCGCCAGCTATGGACCGTGAAAAGGGAGACGATGCGATGAGTGATGAACCCGACGAGGTCTACGCTGCGTGGGAAGCCTGCGCCTGCGACCGATATAAAGACGAGGAAAACGGCAACCCCCTTGGCCTCCCCCAAGGGATGCCGAACATCGACGATTTTAAAGACGGCTACCGCGCCGGTCAGGCCGCATCCGCAGAGCGGATCAAGGCGCTGGAGGAAGAGATCGCCGCCATGCAGGAAATACCGGGAAACCTTCGGGTCGAGATGAGCGACATGCTGACCCGACTGCATGAACTACACCCCGAGGATTTTGTGTGGCTCAAGGAGGCTGACCAGTGAACAAGCATATCATCCACCTCGCCGCTGTCGCTTGGGCAAACGGCGGAACCCTGTCCGGAGCCCGCCTGCACGGGGTCAACCTGCGCGAGGCCGTCCTGAGCGGGGCCGTCCTGAGCGGGGCCAA